ATGTCAATGGTACGAACCCGGGAACGTTCCTGGGCGGTACGTGGGTTCAGTTCGGTCAAGGTCGCTGTTTGGTTGGAGTTGGAACAGGAAATGATGGTAGTAATAGTATGTCTTTTACTGCCCTTGGGACGGGTGGACATTACTATCATTCCCATACTTACGGAATCCGATTTGGCGAATATTTTGGATCGGTGAATGGCCCGCAGCTTGAAAACACGACAACGCTAACCAATAACAACCATCAAGGCTGGAACTCTCCGGTCAATGAATCAGCAACCCGCTCTATGCCTCATTTGGGAAATAGTGGATACCATACTTCGAGCATTGTCAGCCAACAAATAGTGGCCAATACCCGACGCAACGGAGGCTCGCCAACATTCCCGTATATAAGCGTTTATTTCTGGCGACGTACGGCCTAAGCAGTCCTGCGCCAAAAGTAAACAGCGATATATGGAGTAACAAATTCGACCGTGTCATTGTTTGGTGTCGATTTTGAAATAACTCGTGTTGTATGGTTTTGGGTTTGCCTTTGAGAAGCCCAGTTTGTTGCTCCTACTACGGTATAACCGGTAACAGTTGATCTTACCGGGCCGTCCATGTCGTATCCTAACGAGGCGGTTGTGCTAGCTACTGCGCCAATCAAAGCATTAAGGTATTGCCTATATCGGCCGCCTGTTCCAAGGGCCGTAAAGGACATACATTTACTTGTAATACTCGACAAGCAATTCAACGCACTTTCTTTTCAGCTCCATTTGCGGGTGGACGTAAAGATTCATTGTAATGGCGACGTTTGAATGGCCTAAGAGCTGGCTCAAGGATTTGTAATCGCAGCCACACTCGATGCATCGCGTCGCAAAGGTGTGACGCAGTGAATGGAATTTCTTGTGTTCGATTCCTAGATTTTTGAGAATGCGGTTGTAGTACAGCCTGTATTTGTTAGGTTCGATATAGTGATCGGAACCGCTTATCACATAGGTTTCATCGTCACACTGCAATAGGTTGGCATAGTACATGATCGTGGAGTTAAGCGGGATGACGCGATTACTCGATCTGGATTTCGGTGGCGTCACGCGTAGCACCGATCCATCCAGCTTCGTATAAGTGCGAATCATTGTCTTGTCGATTTTGACGGTCCGGTTCATGAGGTCAATATCACTCCATTTCAGCGCACACAGCTCGCCGATGCGCATTCCCGTATGGATGCAGAGCAGGATTCCGAAATTGCGCGGATTGATATTCGATTGCAAATGATTGATTAAGGCGATTTGTTCGTCTTTCTCGAAAATCTCAATTTGCTTCGGGGACTCGTATGGAAGCCTGATTTCCAGGCCTTTCCCTAGAGTCAAATTGATGATGCAAAGTAGATCCTTGACATACTTCATAGACAGTCCGGAGCCGTCGACAAGATTGCCGTGATCCAGCTTTTGCAGGATAAATTCTTGCACAATATCTTGATTAATGTGCTCTATGTCGATGCTGCCAAGGGCGGGTATGATGTGATTTTGGCACAAATTATAGTAAAGGGAATAAGTCGAATATTTTTGGTAGGTACGTTGGTCTTCGAGCCAGCGATCTAATAAATCTTTATATTTCATGTTTTCAGTCCTTTCGTCCCGGGAAGACATTAAAAGCGCCCTAGATAGTAGGATACTATGGAAAATATCATGAATTTAATCGAACCTTCTGTTTTGATTATCTGTCTTTGCGTCGGATATGTCTGGAAGCATATGACGCTCGTGGAAAATAAAACACACGACTACATCCCGTTGACGTTAATGTTCCTCGGGATCGTGCTGACGTGCTGGATGAAGTGGTCTTTCGATGTTGGAATCATTGCACAGGGAGCCATTACCGGCCTGGCATCGGTCGGTCTGCATCAAACCTTTACTCGGACGATTGAGGGATTAAGCACTAACACGAATGTTCATGAAAAAGAAGATAAAAGCGAAGAAGATGGAGAAAAATAATGTTCGAATCTTTAAAAGAAGCACTTGTATGGATTGCTAGCGTATTAACGTCGCTAACCGTGATTTATGGCGCTTATGAAAAGTTCGTCAAAAAGAAGTTTGACGCCATTGACGAAAAGATCGACAAGAATACCGCAAGCGTTAAGGAGCTTAATGATAAGCACGACGAAGAGGTTAGAGGGGTCAAAGAAGCGATTCAAAGCAATTATTCCAAACTGCTAAACGATAATGAGTCGCTTTTGAAGCAACAGTCCATGAACGGAATAATCATGCGGTCTTTGAGCGCAGTTACGCATCATCTGGTTGACGGAAATCATCAAATCCAGTTAGAGAAAAGCGCGCAAGAGATTGACGATTTTCTTTTTGAAAAAGCAAAAAATATAAAGGAGTGATTGAAGATGTCGTTGGTTAAGATCAATCCTACGAATTGGATCAATAGCCATATAGGGACTATATACGATATTGACGGAGTAGCAGGCATCCAATGCGTTGACTTGTATAAAATTTTTTTGAAAGACATTGGGTACCCAAACCCAACGCGTCCAATCGGTGGTGATGGATATGCCGATCAAATATGGTATCGACGCGATGCATTAGGACTAGCGCCGTACTTCGATTACATAACTGGAACTTTGAAGGAAGGAGATATTGTTCTTTGGGCAAAAGGCGCAATGGAATGTCCATCTTCTCACGTGGCGATGTTTGTAAAAGATGATCCTAGTGATCCAGCCAATCGCGGTATTTTCTTAGGTTCTAATCAGGGTACCGCTCATTCCACTGGTGTACTCACAAGCATTTCGTGTTCTGGAGCCTTAGGCGCTTTGCGGTATAAGGGATTCACGACAAACCCAACGCCGGTGGATACAAATGGAAAACTTATTGAAGAAAATGGGGCAATGAAAATCACAGTTGATGAAATCAATGCTCGGGCAAATGGTCCAACCGGTAATATTGTCCGTCAATATAAAATGGGAGATATTGTAAAGTATCAATATAAATATGTTGGTAACGGCCATAGATATATCGTTTGGAATGAGGGACCGAATAAAATCTACTTGGCTATTTCCGGAGCGGAAACGTACGGAGTAGAGAAGTGGGCGGAACCAGTCGATATTGACGAAAGTAAAGATATTATAAAAGATTTGATCCAGGAAGACGGCAAAGCGACGTTCACAGTCGACGACGTACGCGAAAGAAAAGGCGGCCCGAAAGGCGAAGTCGTGCGGACGTTCAAGACTGGCGACAGCGTCATTTACCAATATAAATATATAGGGAATGGGCATCGCTATGTTGTGCGCAAGCAAGGCAACGACTATTTCTTTATTGCTGTATCTGGATCGGAAGAGTATGGCAAAGACAAATGGGCCGACTGCGGGCCAGTCGAGGAAGTCAAACCATCCAATCCTGAAAAGCCAGCCGATCCAAAGCCGGAAGAACCAAAATTGGATAAAAACGTCAAAGCGTGGGGCTGCGACATTTCGGAGCATAACCCAAACTTTGATGTAAAAGGGCAGGGATTTGTCATCATTCGGGCCACTTTCGGCACGAATATGGACAAACTTTTTGCTGAAAATGTCAAAAAGTGTCAAGAAGCAGGAGTTCCTTTCGGCGTGTATTGCTATTCTTACGCACTGGACAATGAGCAAGCGCTCGAGGAAGCGCAGTATATCCTTGAGACTATCAAAGACATTGATGTGCCTCTGGGAGTCTGGTACGACATGGAGGACGCTGACAAGTACAAAGAAAACCGCGGTGCGCTGACAAAAGAGAACTGCACGAAGTTTTGCGAGATTTTCTGTGACTATGTCAAATCCAAAGGGTACTACACGGGCATTTATTCAAGTACATGGTGGTTTGCAAACCTCGTTCTCTGCGGCGATAAATACCCGAAATGGAACGCCGACTGGGGCAGCAACGACGGTACGCTCCAAAAGGATTTCTCCGGAAAATGCGTTCTATACCAGTACACCGCGATTCCATACGATAAAAACGTATGCTACGTGGATTTCTCGGAAATGGCTTCGCATCCGGTTAAAGAGCCGGAGCAGCCAAAACCGGAGATTCCACAATTCCCGAATCAGGAAACTGTGGACAAGCTCATTGACGAGCAGACGAAATTTTACAAAAACTGGAATCAGTTATTTGATAAAATGTTTGGATAAAACAAAAGGAGTCGTTTTGACTCCTTTTTAATTGTCACTATTCATAAAATCAATGATTCCTTGATCTCCGGCCTTAAACCAGTGCGCATATACGTTGTGAAGCGTTTCTACGGTGTCCCCAAGGCGTTTGGCGATGTCGAAGTCTGTGAAACCGGCGCTCATATTATTTATGAGGTATGATGCGTGAGAATGTCTGAAATCATGTATACGGATTTCAGGTAGCTCATAACCACGGCGGTTTGCCTCGGCGATGTATTGTTTGTTTTTCCGTCGAAGCGTTTCAGCGGATATAGGCATTTCGTCACCAAACACCCATGCATCGGGACCGTAGAACGAAAAGTCCTTCGCTATGTCTTTATAGGCGGCTAGCTCATGGACAAGCTGCTTCGGCATTGAGATCGTTCGGTAAGAATTTTTTGTTTTCGGCGATGTCGCAGGATTTGACTTTGTGCGGTTCAATGTGATGACGGTTTTATCAATTCGGATGGTGTTCTTTTTAAAGTCTATGTCTTTCCATTGTAAGGCCATCATTTCGCCTTTCCGTAATCCCATATAATATAGACACGAAAACATGGCGCGATCGCGCTGGTCTTCAATGCACGATAAATATTTTTCAAATTGATCTGGCTCGAAGAAATTCATTTCTTTTTTCATTTCTCCGGCCCGCGCATCTTTATAGACTTTTACCATTGGACTTGTTTCGATGATACCATCTAAGATTGCAAATTTAAAAAGGCGGGTAAGGGAGAAATAAATTTTTTCGACATATCGTTTTGAATACTTCGCATCGCATTCCGAAATGTACGCCTGTAAAACTTTCGAATCATAAAAGTCCTTTTCGCCCAGTTCTCGAATCAGCTTGTTATAAACCTTGATTTCTTGTTCTGCCGTTGATGGTTTGACCTGCGTTTTCCAGAATGGGATGAAACGGTCTACCAGCTCCTGTAGAGAGGGAAGCATTACTTTTTTGAGGTTAAATTCATCACGGTAAATTGCTTCCGCACGGGTGGCTTCTTTTTTTGTCGCGAAACCAGACCGGCGGTAGGAATGAATGACCTTTCCTTTAAAGTATATCTTTCCATCAAAATCCCATTTCCCAGTTTTTTTGTTCTTGTTGACTGCCATACACAATTCCTTTCTGCCTTTATTATACAGCAAAGCAGAAAAAAAGGCGTCGAATATCCGACTTTTATCCGACGCCATAAAAAAAAGCCTTTAAATAAGGCTGAAATTCCGTTTGGTGGGGACGGTGGGATTTTTTTTAAAGTGTTTTTTATATGTTTTAAGTTCTTTTTTGGCTTATATTTTGTCTTTTTGTGCATTGTTTCTTGATAATATCCGACAAAATATCCGACTCTGTTTTGGTGGGGATGATGAACAGGATTTTTGGGTAAGAAAAAACTCCCGATGGGGGAGTGTTTGTTATCTCGTAAGAAATAGATATAAAAACCACATTATTCCATAAAAAAATATAAGCAAAGCTAAACATGTAACAAGTTTTATTCGTTGCTTAAATTTTCTCTCTTCTGTTTCCTCTGGTGTTTCAAACCATTCAGGATGCGCGCTTCTATCATAAGATGCTTTCATTTCCGAAGCAAAGTCCCAAAAAGTTCTTCCGGTTTTTTCTTCTTTTTGAGGCACGTTCTCTTTTCCATTTTCATCCATATTAAAATAATTCCTTTCTTATATACTTATTCTATCAGATACAACGATAAAATATAATCTTTTTTTATTTGATAAAAGATGTATAATATTGCTAAGTGGGGTTTGTCTTTCCGGAGGTAAACTTGAGAGAAGCGGTGAATCTGCTTCTCTTTTTTTGTGTTTTACGGCTCGGTAACGAATCGTAACCGACTCGTAAACGGTATTTTCGAAGGCTAAAAAAGAGAGCGAAAAACGAATTTTCGTAAATATTAACGCTATGTGTTAATAAATGATTCAATTCGATAAAATGGGGATTTAAAGCCCATTTTCCGAGTCGTAGACGGTACGTTTACGATTCGTATACCGGTAGGGGTAAGAGTATATATTTATCTTTTAATATATATTTAAATCTTTCTTTTTATTTACTAATCAATTTAGATAGTATAAATAATAAAAAAGACTCATTTTTTATTGAGTCTTGTTTAAAATAATTCCTTTTTTATTTAATGTTCCAATCACTTCACCTAAGCAATGAACTGTATCGTTATCTTCTAAAATTATATCGCCGTAATTTTGGTTGATGGAATGCAATATTCCATCTCGGCATTCTTTTATCAACGCTTCGCCGTTGACGACGAATATTCCAACTTTTCCTATGTCGACTGCATCCGCTTTTTTGACAAGCACCAGATCGCCGTCTTTGTATTTTGGCTCCATAGACTTCCCGAAGACTTTTAGAATGAAATCTGCCTTTTCCGTCTCCGGAGTATCGGGAACCGGAATATCGACCATAGGGAGGTCATCAGGAAGCCACTGACCCGTTCCAGCGGATGGAGAGATCATATAGGCTGGCCTTGTGATGTATCGCAGCGGTTCCTCTTTGATTATTTGAGTTTCAGGAATGCGATCGAGTATACGGTTTGTCAAATATAGCAGAGTTTCGCGGTCATAGGTCGAGAGAGATCTATACTTGCTTAAGAAGGAATCTTCGGCAAAAGTAAGATCGGTTTTTATTTTCCTTTTTGGCTCGATTCTGCCTTCAGCGAGAGCATCAATGTCAATGTTGAGTGCGCGGCATATCTTGATAACGTTTGATACACCGGCATTTCCAATGTTTTTCTTCAGCATAGTGTCAAGTGTAGTGTATTTTATTCCGATTTCGTTTGAAAAACGCTTGACAGAATCAAATCTTTCGATGATTAGGTTTTTTAATTTTTCTTCAACACTCATCGTCCTTTCCTCCTAGATTTATTTTAATTGAATAATTTTTATAAATCCATACAGACGATACGGTAAACCGTAATTCTTAAGGAAAAAGGGTTGACTAAATACGTAATATCGGATTATACTAGGGATGTAAATACGAAATAACGTAATTTTGGCAAAGGAGGTATATCCGGTGTATGAGAATTTGGAAATCGAACTCTTAAAAAATAGAATGCAAAAAAAGGACTTAGCACATGAGTTGGGGATCGGAGTGTCTACAATTTACGACAAATTTAAAAGAAAAGTCGATTGGACTTTGACGGAATGTAGGAAAACAAAGCATATCTTGAAAACGAATATGTCAATAGACGAATTGTTTAGGTGGGTGGAGTAGATATGGACAAAGAAACGAAAAAAGCAATCATCGAAATGATTGCTGGAGGCGATGATTTAGATTTCGTCAATACGGTATATAAGGTGTCAAAAGAGCGGATTGAGCTTGAGGAAGCGATTAAGGCGTTTGAGTCAGGGATTCAGCCTCCTCAACGGTAAGTTCCAATTCGATATATTTTGCCACAGTAAGAAAGGAATGCTATGAAATCTTATTTAAACGTATATGACGTCATGAAGATCAACGGCGTCTCGAAGTCGAAGGCGTATCACATCCTTCGGACGCTGCGCGCGGAGAAGGTGGAAGGCGTGGCTTTCCAGGATACCTACGAATCAAAGCTGATAGGAAAGGCGGTAATCCCGTCGAAAATCTATCTTGAGTTTTTCCCGAACGCGGCGGGGAATGTACGGGCGCTTGGGAATTAGGTGCTTGCGTGCTGTAAACACCTAACCTGAATCCGATCAAAAGCTACCCCACACAACAAATCCACACAACGCTGACGACTTTAATTTCTAGCTTTTGCGCCGGTTGAAAAGCCCAACCGGCCGATCGGGTTTAGGTTAGATGCTTATGGCATCTATGTTTGATGTTTGTTTGAGTTTGAGATGCTTGTAGATTTCAACAAATTTCAAAATATTCGATATTTGACAACTGAACCTCAAGAGATTTGTAGAAAGGATGCACTATGGAAGAAGCAAAGAAAGTGCGGACGGTATCGGAGGAAGAATACCGGTATCTAGAGCGCATAAAAAAAGCCAATTCATTGGCAGATGAACTGGCCGAAACAATCGCTCCTCTTTCTTCGTATCAAAAGGCGGAGATCATTGAGCGAGCGATGTTGCCGTGTCCAAAAGATATTTTTAGTCTTTTGCGACTTTAGAAGGAGAAAAAAACGATGACAGAAAAGTACGAAAAGTACCTTGACCGCATCGCCAAGTCATTTGACGAGCTGGTGAAGGTGCAAAAGCGTGAACTCAAAATCTTGGAGGATAGCCACCGATTGGCTGTTCACAATTACGAGCTGAACGTGAAGGCAAAAGCAGAGGCGGAAGAATTGAACAAAAAAATTCAGGCGCAGGTCGAAGCGGCGGAGAAGGAGATAGCAGAATGGTCACAATCGAACCAAAAGAAATCGACGTGAAACTTAATCTCGTTGGATTGAATGTATACGAGGAACAAATCACTCGTATCAATCAAAAACTGGAAAAAGCCAACTCGCTGACGGACGAATTGGCTAAAAAGGATCCTGATGCAAGTATCGAAATTCTAGTAGACCGATTAAAGGAAAAAATCCTTGGAAAGGATGAATTCGAGGTTGCAAAGATTCTAACTCCGTTGTTTGGATGCATAAACGGAGAAGTGATCCTAAAAATGATTGATTCCTATTTAAGAGGATGATTCATGAATTTCGACACGAATAAGCTGACTGTATGAAACCAGATGTTTGCTTCCGTCGGTATCTACAATTTCAAAAAACCGCTTAGAAGAATTTTGTAGATGATTGAATAATGCTTTTTTATCGGAAAATTCAATTCCATCAACAATAGGCTTAGCGTGTGCGAAATAACGCTTTCCATCAAAAAGATAGAACTTGTAAAAAGAAATCATTATCTTCACCCCCTTTCTCATAAACATTTTATCAGAGGGGTAGAAAAAGTTAAACCAAAACTATTGACATTTGGTTTAACCTAAAGTATATTATAGGTGGGCAAACAAGTAGAGAGGGGGACAGGTGGAAAAGCCTAAAAAGAAAATGGGAAGACCTACAAAAGAAAACCCAATTACAATTTTGAAAGGAATTAAGTTCGATAAGGTACTGCTTGATAAAGCAGAAACGTATGCTAAAGAGAATGAAATTACTTTTAGTGAAGTTGTAAGAGAAGCATTACAAGAATATCTGAAATAAAAAAAGGCGTTGCTGATGTCGGCAAACAAGATAGCAACGCCGAATGATGTACCCTCAAAGAGAATACGCCTTTATTGTATCACAAAAGGTTTTTTGTTAAACCGTTTTGACGTACAAAAAAGGCGATAATCTATGAATTATAACGAGTCTCTTGAGGTTTCAGTGCGAAAATCAAGGGACTTTTTTTGTCCCGGAAAGGAAATGACATGAAAAACAACAAATTTGAATTAACGGGAAAATTCGCAAGAATGCAGAAAAAAGACGGGATCACGACGATTCTGGTCGATGTTCGACCAGAGTTCCCGAATGAAGAAGGATTGTACATCGACGACGAAATCGAGATCATCGTTGGAACGATGTCTTCATACATCGCATCGAGAATTAGATACGACGCGCCAGTTACGGTAAAAGGATGCATCAAAATGAGCAAGACGCGTCCACTTCGTCTTCGAGCGGAGACGATCGAAGTCGCCACTGAAGATATTATGACCCACGAAGAAAGGCGAGTATTCGATTAAATGCCACCTAAATTCAAGATGAAGGGAACCTATCGAAGGTGGCGCTTCGAGGAAAATCGGGCCGGAGAAATTGAATTGGTGGATGCGGATATATTCGCCGGCGAAAACGTCCAGACGGAAGGAAGGATCTTTGGTTACGAAAGCGAAGTGAATATTCGACCAAAATACAGGGTAATGTTCATTGGAAATCTCGCCAAAGAAATCATGAAAGTTCGTAATGGATTATTTCTTTCGATCGAAGGAAGAATTTTCAAAAGTAATTACAGAAACGAAACATACATTTTTGTGGGGGATAAATTCAATGTTAGTGTACGACTTTGACGCAATGCGCGATTACGAAGATATGAAAATGGGTCGTGGTGGCTATGAAGACTACAACGACTTCGAGGTGGATGATGAAGATGAAGAGTGACCTTAAAAGAATTTTCGATAAGGAAATTCCGATTGAAGAAAAAGTGATGTGGCTTCACATCGCGGAAGGTTTTGAAAGCATTCAGGAAGTCCAAGCCAGATTGGAAACACCGTATTGGAGGGAGAATTTATGAAAAAGGAGTTAGTGATCCCGGAGTTCGTTGAACACTGGGAAAAAGGCAGGAAAGAGCGCGAAGAAATTCGCGTGACGATGGAAATGGCGGAACGTCGGGAGCTTATTTCGATGATTTTCCTTGCTATTTCCGCAGGCATGATGGTGTCTATCGGCATCTGCCTCGCATTGATTGCGAGGGGCGTCTTATGGTAGATGAGCGTATCATCAAAGCGCTTGAAACGCGCTTTTGGATGACGAGAGAATAGTTATGTGACGAGTTAAATGTTAGCGATCGCAACCTGCGTGACAAGATAGCCGATATCAATGTCGCTGGCGGCCCGTACGAGAACGTTTTCGTGATTGGCACTTCGGACATGCCGGGGTATCGCCTAGCACGCACCGTGGATGATTTGAAGCATTATATCAGGGAACGCACCAAGCGCGCCGAAATGATTATGCTTCCAGTTGAAAAAGCAGAGCGCATATTGAAGGAGATGGAGAAGTGGACGAGCTAAAAAAATTCCGGGAAGGAAAGAGGCTGACGCAAAATCAGATGGCGTCAAAAATTGGCGTTTCACTCTCGTATTATCGAAAAGTTGAGCAAGGGGAAAACAATCCAAGCTATCAGTTCATGAAAAAGCTGAAAGCTGCTTTCCCGAAGGCATCAGTCGATAAGCTGTTTTTCTGAAGTAAATAAAAAATCCGACGGAAGTTATGGTTCCGACGGGTGCGAATTTGTTTACTTCTGTGAACCCCATAACGATACACTCTTGCACTTGGAGCAGGACGCATCTGCTCAAGGCTTGTACCTATTGCAAGAAAAACAATCAAGATCATTGAAGCTCCAGCTTGTTGTCGATGGCGTTTCTTAAAACTGTCATAGCCTGCCAGGTCGCTATAACCAAAAGCATTCACCTGCGAGCACGTGATGCGGATCGAAATTATTTCAGAAGAATAGGGAGAGTCAAAAGTTTCTTCAACGTGAATCACCTCCAACTCTTAGTCAAGAGTGTATCACAAATATGGGTACTTATGAAGGATAAAAAATGAACTTATATAAAGAAACATACGCTTTCCTTGTGTTGCGTTCGAAAGACCGTGGCGAGTGGCTTGATCGCCGGCAAAAGCGCATCGGAGGAAGCGATGCTTCGGTCTTGATCGGTATGAATTCTTGGAAGACCAAGGCCCAGCTTTGGGACGACAAGGTCGAAGGAAAGCGTCAAGAAATATGGTCGCCAGCGATTGAGTACGGGGCTAAAGCCGAGGAGCATTTGAGAGCGCTGTTTGCGCTGAAGCATCCCGATCTGGATGTCCAGTATGAGCCGGACGTCATCTTGGATTCGAAATTGTATGACTGGATGGCATACAGCCCGGATGGATTGCTACTTAGAAAAGATGGATCGCGCGGAATCTGGGAATGCAAAACGCATTTGGTTCACGGCAAAGCCGATTACAACCAATGGAACAATCGCATACCAGACGCGTATTACATTCAAGTCCTTCACGGCTTGATCGTGACGGGATTTGAATTCGTGATCTTGACCGCAGAGCTACGGTTTTCAGACGGAAGCGCCAGGATCATCGAGGTGACGATCGAAAGAAACGAAAATGTCGAAGAAGACATTAAATGGTTGTTAGACAAAGAAAAGGAGGAAATAGAGCGGTATTACATCCCGAAAAAAAGGCCGCCGCTCGAAATCAATTTATGAAATTTGAATTATCTGTCGACGTCGTGAACGGCGTCATCAAAACAAATGCAGCGGAGGTATTGGGGCAACTCGACCCAGCCCTCCAAAAATACAACTACGTAGTCACGCCGGAGGTGTACAACGCAGCAAAGGAAGATCGTGCGGCGCTGAACAAACTCGTTGAGCAAATCAGCGATGAGAGAAAGCGAACGGAAAAGGCGGTGTTTGGAACGTGGGAAGCCGACAAAAAGGCGATCATGGCAGCCGAGAAAAAAATCAAGGAATACGCCGACAATCTCGGCGCTGGCATTGCTCAGCTCGAGGATGAGGAAAAAGCGAAAAAGGATATGGAGTTAGAAGAACTCTGGTACACCCTGTCCGATCGGCCATACGATCTTGTAAAGAAAAAGGGATGGCTGAATAAATCAGCCAGCCTGAAAAAAATCAAAGAGGATATGGCACGCCTTGTCGAAGGCATCCAGATGAAGGAAATGGCTGTAGAATCTTTCCTTCCGTTGGATCCAGTCGAACGCCAACAAGTCATTGATGTGTTCGATCGCACTCTGGATCCTGTCATGGCAAAGATGGAAGCAGACAAAATCGCAGCGGCGAAACAAACCGCAAAAGCATCGCAGGACGCTGTTGTAAGCAATCCTAGCGCGATTCAGCAGCCAATCCAAGCAAATACCCAGCCGATGGCAAATGAGGCGTCAGGAATTGTCTATAACGCTGAATTTAGAATTAGCGGTAGCAAGGAACAGATGAATGGATTAGCGGATTATATTTTCGCCAACAAGATTAAATGCGAGGTGCTTCGAAAATGGCAGTCTTAATCGCCGCCACGATGGCATCCGGCTTGATTTGCTTCCATCTCGGTCGTCGGGCCGGAATCAAAGAAGGAATCAAAAAAGCCGAGAAATTCATTTTAGCTTTCATCGCGTTTTCAAATGAATTTGACGCGATCATGAAAGAAGTAAACAAGAAAATTAAAAACGAAATTGAAAGATTGGAAGGAGAAAACGCAAATGCAAGTACAGAACAATTTAGCAAATAGAAAACCAGAACAAGTCACGAAATTCATGGTTGGGGATGATGAGGTTAAACTGTCTCCTTCTATCATTCGCAATAACCTTGTGAGTGGTGGAGGAAATGTAACCAATCAAGAAATCGTATATTTTATCCACTTGTGCCGTGCGATGGGTCTGAACCCATTCATCAAAGATGCATATTTGATCAAATACGGAGATCAACCGGCGCAAACGGTAACTTCAATCGCGGCGATCCAAAAAAGAGCGGAGCAATCGCAGGATTTCGACGGGTACCAAGCCGGGATCATCTTGGTGAAAGAGGATGGAAATATCGAATACCGTCCTGGATCTTTCCACTTGAAGGAGCGAGAAAAATTAGTCGGAGGTTGGGCGGATGTTTATAAGAAAAACCGCTCACACCCTTATAGGGCCTGTGTTTCTTTCGACGAGTATGTCCAGCGTAAGAAAAATGGCGAGGTAAACAGTATGTGGGGTACCAAGCCGGGAACGATGATTCGTAAAGTGGCGCTTTCGCAGGCATTGCGCGATGCGTACCCGGATAAATTGAGCGGACTCTATGTTCAAGAAGAAATGAATGCAGCGGAAGAGCCAGTGAACGTAATGCCGGTTCAGCAACCGGAAGAAATGTATCAAGAACCGCAGCAAATTCCGGAACAGATGCCACAGCAATTCGTTCAGCCGGAAGAAACATATTCGGAACCGGTCATTGAGCGACCGAGCTTTGTATAAATCAAAACGATCCCAAGCAACCGACATCCCGAAGGAAGTAAAAGACGCCGTATGGGAGCGTGACGGCGGGCGATGCATCTTTTGCGGGAATGCATACGCTCGCCCCGAAGCTCACGTCGTACCACGCAGTGCAGGCGGCTTGGGAGTCGAGAAAAACATAATCACTGTCTATCGGCGATGTCACACGGTGCTGGATCAGACACCACGAAGAGATCGAATGCTGGCGCAGGCAAAGCATTATCTCTTCTCCCTTTACGGGGAATTTGATGATGAGGAGGTAATGTACAATGCGCACTCAAACTGAAAGGTTATACCTTTTCAATCCATTCAATTTGAAGAATTGGGAAAACCAACAAATTAAAGATCAGCTCGATTTGCTGATTGCAAAATACGACGAGGATGCGGACACGATGGGCGGCATGGCGCTGAACATCGAGAACCTGGCAAATCAAAACGTATTGCTTGGGGAAATGATCGCGCGGCTTACAGAGGAGTATGTCGTGATGAAGGCGAATCTCGAAGCAAACGAGAATATCGAAATAGTAACTCGTCGAACCAACTGGAACGGAGAGGGGAAGCCGCCGGCCATGAAATACTTTGAAGCATTGGCAGCTGCACAGTACGAAAATGACCGGAAGCAGCTGGCGAAAAAAGAAAGCGACTTGAAACGTTTCAAGATCGCATATGATTCGATTGGCGAAAAAATAAACGCCATCAAAAAACGAATGGAGGCGGTCAAGTTTGAGATCGCGGGAGGATTGAGCTAATGGCGAACAAAGTAAAGACAAGGAATTTTCCGGTAGACATGTGGCGGACAAACATAATGCAGATGAACATGACCGCGGAAGATAAATTCTTTTGGGTTTACGTGAACACAAACCCGCAGACAACGTTATTGGGCGTTTTCGCGCTGACAGTGCGTCAAATCGCCTGCGACATGGGTTACAACGAGCAAACTGTAAAAGCGCTGATTAAGCGCTTTGTGGAGTACCACAAATTAATCGAATACAACTTCGAAACCGGTGAGATCGCGATCTTGGACTATACGACATGGGGTATTAAGTCCGGCGGCAAGCCGATTGCGGACGCATTGAGTGGTGCATACGAACAGCTTCAAGACAAAACTTTGGTGAAGGCCGTATACGATCATTTGATCGAAGAAGGAAAAAAGATGGAAACGGTCGTAGCCGATTTCTTCGCTTCGATTGATTTCGAAAGCATGAAAAAGGTGGAAGTGAAGCCAGAAAGCAAGCCGGCAAAGAAAGAAGAACCGAAGGCCGAAAAGTTCTCGGCGATCCGAGAAATCGAAAAATCGGATATGGGTCCAGAAATGAAGGAGGCGTGGAGAGCCTTCTTGGAAATGCGAAGGTCCATCAAAGCGCCTGTAACGACGCAGCGAGCCTTGAATGGTTTAATCAATAAATTGAATCGAATTGGACACAACGAGAGAGAGAAAATAGCGATCATCGACCAAAGTACCGAAAACTGTTGGAAGGGTCTATTTGAAATCAAGCAGTATACAGCTTTCGGAAAAGGGACGAGCGCGGGAGGAATGGTGTTTTGACAAGGGATGAAACGATCGCATTCATGCATCTGGTAAATCTGGAATTTCCAAACGCATTCAGACACATTAAAACGGAGGATGATATCGACCTCATTACAGACTTGTGGTGGGCTGCGTTTAAAGTTTTCAGCCCTGAAACTGCGGCGTTCGCCTTGGAAGAATATGTTTCAAACGTGAGCGAATATGCGCCACAGATCGGACAAATCAAAAGCGGTATCATGCAAATCCTTAAAAACCGCATGAAACTGCCGCAAACGCCTTTTGAAGAAATTTGGCCAAAGATTAAACGGGCGGCGAGGTGCGACATGGCGCGGGCAAAGATCGAGTTTGCGAAGATGCCGGAAAACGTACAAAAGGCGCTGGGCGGTCCAAGCACGCTTGTGGTGATCGGTAATCAATATGAAGAGGACGCGGACAAATGGACGCGGCCACGCATTGAAAAGCAATACAACGACGTGCTCGAGGAAGAGAAGATGATGTACATCGACGGGCGTATTCCTTTGGAAACAGTCAAAAAGCAAAACACGCTGCCAATGTACGCAGGCGATCGAGTGGCGCCAAAATTGGGGATTGATATGAGTCAATTCCAGATGAAGGAGTAATTATGAAAAAAGAAAAACATCAATATCAACTACGAAAAGTTCCATATCCAAAGATGAAAAGAGAGGTATGGGAAGAAAAAAGTCCACGTGTTTTCCTTCGCGGCCAGATGTACTGGGCGAGCATCGAAGGGAAAAATGGGAACCTCACCAAGCGGCGTCCAGTTGTGATCTTGTCAAACAATAAGTGTAACGATCACGGAAACGACTTAACGGTCGTCCCGATGACATCCCACGACAAAAAAGAGTGGATGCCGACGCACGTCAAGCTCATGGTGAATACACCCGGTGAATTGAGCACGGCGAAGTGCGAGTATCTCACCACGGTGCCGAAGGAAAAAGTTGGTAACTACATCCGGACATTGAATCCGCGAGAGCTGGAAAGAGTGACCTATGCGTCGATGATCCAGATCGGGATTATTTAGGAGGAATCATGGTATATATTGACGACGAATACTACATCAAGCCCGATGGAACCGGGTTTGTAGGTTGTAAGAAAATGGTCGCTAAAACGAGCGGAAAAGAAAACACGAAGGTCATCGGGTACTATTTGACGATTCCGAAGGCGCTGAAAGGCATCGAAGAACAGATGGTGAAAGATTATGTCGAAGAAACCAAAGACGAAAAAGTACCGATCTCGGACGTGTGCCTGAAATGCAAGGAGATCAAAAATAAAATGAAGCGAATTAGAAAGGAAATTGAAGATGACGAACAGTGATATTGTGCGCGAAATGCTGAAAATGCAAAAGAAATTAGATGTGGCAATATTTGAAAAAGCGGGTATGAATGAATACCCGAAGCCAGAGCAGTATTTCTTGGCAATTCTCGATGAAGTCGGCGAGCTTAATCACGAAATGAAGCCGAAATGGTGCTGGTGGAAAGCGAACCCGGGAAAGGTCGATAAAGAAAAACAGCTTGAAGAGCTAGTTGACGTTTGGCATTTCGTTTTGTCTTTCGCCAATAGTGCAGAAATCAATCCGAACGAGATCGACATTAAGTTTGTATTCGATGATACTCTGCGTGATTTTGTCGGAGTGCTTAAACACGCAACCACGATCGACTACGCGATGGATTTGATTGTGAGCTTGGCCGGCCTGACACAGTATCTCGAGTTTGACATGTCGGAAGTCTACGATATGTACGTCAAGAAGAATCGAATCAATCACGAGAGAGCGGAGGGGGATTATTGATGAACAGTGTTAATTTGATTGGCCGCTTAACGAAAGATCCGGAAATCCGGATGACCCAAAGCGGGACAAAAAACTGTTCGTTCATCCTTGCGGTGAACCGGATGGTGAAAAAGGAAGGGTACCCGGACGCGGATTTCATCAACTGCGTGGCGTGGAATAAAACGGCCGAATTGATGGCACAGTACCTTCACAAAGGTTCGCAAATCGGCGTTGAAGGCCGGATCCAGACCCGCAATTATGAAAACAAGCAGGGAACGCGCGTGTACGTGACGGAAGTCGTGACCGACAACGTTCAGTTCCTCGAGCCAAAAAACGCGCAGCCGCAGCAAAACGCGTACAATTCGTACGGCAACTCCAATTCGTACAATTCGTATTCGCAGCCGCAGCCCGCGCCGGTGAATCCTTACGCCCAGCCGGTGGATGACGGATTCAGCTCTGCTTTCGACGCGAATGACACGCTGGATATCGCCAGCGACGACCTGCCGTTCTAGAAAGGGAAAATATGGAAAAAAGAACATTAACAATCGAGTTTTTTAAAGAAAACGGTACGTATAAGACACGTACCGAATCGGCCGGGGTTTACCCGGAAGACGTAGCGAACGCCGTAATCAACTTGGCAATCTGGCTGAAAACGATGAACAACGGGGAACAAATCTTGAACGATGCTTTAAAAATCATCGAAGAAGAAACGGGAAAATCGAAGGTGCAGGCATGACCCCGAGCTTGGAAGATTGGATGCTGTTAGCGATGGAGTTGCACGGAAACACCGTGCTCCATTACAAACGCGTCAAACGTTATGGCGAGAAAGCATGGGTCAAGGCGTTTGCGGATGCCGGGTATGACGTAGAAATCCGAAAGTCCGATGGCTTATGTGGGACGGAATTTGACTTCGATTTGCGGAGGAATCGCAACTCGAAAGAGGAAGATTACATTGTTGAGGAGGTAAAAAAATGAATACGGCTAAAATTGAACAATATCAATACTTGGGAACGGAAGAAATGAGAAAATTGGCGATTGAATTATTGACCGGAGCGGATTCATTCGTCGCCGCAAAAATCGAAAGAGGAGAAGAATCATCCAATTACGAAATTGTATCAAGGGGCAACACAGAAGAAGTGGTTAATACCGGCTTGAATCTGATTGAAGCGGCAGCAAGTAAATCGGATATTCCAGATAAAATCATCATTTTAATGATCGTTAACTATCTGTTAAAAAAATACGGAACGGAGGAAGAAGAATAATGAATCAGATCACGAAAAAAGACTTGGTAAACGCATTGCATGACACGCTGGGGATGAAGAAGAAAGACGCCATCCCGGCGGTTGAATTGGTGTTTTCTACAATCGCTAAAGAGCTTGCAAAGGAAAACATCATCGACATTCATGGGTTTGGTAAATTCACTGTCACGGAGCGCGGAGAGCGTCGAGGAGTTAATCCGGCGACAGGACGGGAAATGATCGTTCCTGCATCGAAAACGGTGAAATTCAAGCCGTCTACCACGCTGAAAGGGGAGGTCAACAAATGAAAAGTTACGTTAAACGACCATTCGTAATCAAGGCATTGCAGTGGGATGGAACGATCGGTAAACTGCATGATACGGAGATTTGGCAGCATATGGTTACGGGCGGAACTGAAAGAGGTGTTCGCTACGGAATTTTAAGAACCCCGGAAGGCGATATGAAATTCCACAAAGGCGATTACATCGTAAAAGGGGTATGCGGTGAAATTTATCCGGTGAAAAAAGAAATCTTTGAAAAAACATACCGAGAAGCGTCCGATCCCAAAAAGGACGCCCCGTTTAAGGACGGGCCGGATTTAGAAAAGTTGTGGGCCGAGCAAGAAAAACAGCTCGCAGAAAGCGATTTGATTGTCGTGAAGAAAAAGAATTTGTTGGATGTGTTGAGCATGGCGATAAAAACCAGAAACACATTTCCATTGATTCTTCCGTGCCTTGGTGAAGGTACGGACTGCTGTAAAAGTGGCGGCCATTGTACGCATGACGATTGTCCGTTTTACAATGACGATCCAATCGAGATTTTAAAATGGTTGGAGGAGTAGGAATGAACAAATATCAAATAGCCGTTAGATTTTTTGAGCAAGCGCTTACGCCGGTTTATTTAAATTCGTTTACAAAAAAATTTTGTAAACGTTATGACGATAAGCTCAATGATTTAAGAGAGTTAGTCGACCGTGCGACGCCACAAAAGCCACTTTTAGAAGGCGACGGATATGTCGACGGAGAGCTTGTATACGATATAGCGTTTTGCCCGAACTGCAACGCTGAATTTGAGTATGGATATGGAAATTGGGGCGATCCTTACTGCCCGAAGTGTGGGCAGGCGCTGGACTGGGTAGACGATGAGGATGCTTGAAGTAAACGAAAGCAGTTTGAAAAATTTACTTGATAATTGCATTGATGTTTGTTGCAACGCTACCGAATCGGATGGGTGGTCGTGTCGCACATGTCCTTTTGATAAATTTTGCAAGAATACTGACACTTTTGGAGAGACGGTCAACAAAACAATCGCTTGGCTGCAAGACAAGGAGGAAAAATGAAACCAATCCTTGACGTAGCCTGTGGAAGCAAGATGTTCTACTTCGACAAGGAAGATCCAAGAGTGCATTTCAACGACCTTCGCACCGAAGAAAAAGAGCTGTGTGACGGAAGAAAGCTGGTCGTGAGTCCCGAAACGAATTGGGACTTCACGCAGCTTCCGGTACCCGACGAATCATTTTATATGGTCGTGTTTGACCCGCCGCATTTACTCCACGCTGGGGATGATAGCTGGCTGAAAGCGAAGTACATGACTACGACAATCTTTTCCCTAGCTGCCGATCATGCAATCACTATAAGCGCTCAATGGATTTGGAAGGGTTCAGAGAGTATTTAAAAACTTTGCACGAACGGATTGCGAAGAATTACATCGTAAAAGTTGGAATGCGTTACGGAATGGTAAGTATAAAACCATTTGAAGGAACTTTCTATTTTGAATTTAAGAGGAGGACAGAACGATGAAGCTAAATGAACTAATCGAGCAATACGGCGACTACGAAATCAAAGATTTGGGCGCTGTCAAAGCGATGCTTGAGCGTCCGAAAACGAAGACGGTTCACGATTTGAAAGTCGGGGATAAATATTGGGTCTTGTACTCTCACGGAGGTGTTGACGAAATTGTTTTTAAGGGTGATACATATGATAAAAACTTTATAAAATGCGGCTATTCATTCCTCACCGAAGAAGCAGCGATTAAACAACGAAAACACGACGAAATCGAAGCTGAGCTGAAACGGCTAGCTGGTGGGCATGAGTTTGTATTTGGAGAAATAAACCCGTTCATCAGTTCGATAGTCAGAGATCATTGGTCGGATCCAGCAGTTATTGTTACAAAAGGTATTTATCATAAAAATGCTAATGAAATCTATTTTGAATCAGAAGAAGCCGCCCAAAAAGCAATCGAAGAAATCGGAGAAGAGCGGCTGCTTCAGGATTACTTCAATGTTTTGGAGGAAGAGGAATGACGGCTGAATACAAAGCTAAGTGGTCTGGAAAGTGGCCAAACTTATGTAGAGGATGTTGGACATTACATCGAGACGGAAAAGACATTTCAGAAAAAATTCCTGAGTATTTGAAACAACAACCAATGCAAACATTCGGTACGTATAATAGTTGGCATTTTAGGAAAAATTGGGAAGTTGTATGGAAATCATATGAGAGTGGACTATCTAGCGCTGAATGGCGAGAAGAGAACCAAGAATGGCTTAAAGAAATCACAGCCAACACCGAAGAGCAGAAAGCAATCTTTGAGGCTTTCCAAAAAGAAGACTGGCGCCATAATAGCTGTGGCGGATGCATCTAAAAAATAAAAGGAGAATTAGATATGAGTGAAGAAAAAATGACAATGAAAGAAGCTGGGGAGAAACTTCTTATTAAATGTAACGAGCTTCCTTGCTGTTACTGTCCGATCGCAAAGGAATGCAATGAATATTACATTGATACCGGTGAAGGCACTGTAAGCCAAGAAAGGCTCGGCGAAATCTGGGCGGAAGCTCATGGGTACGTGAAAAAAGAAGAAGTTCCGACAGTGAACGAGGAGTTTTTGGGAAAACTGGCTAGATATATGGACAGCACAGCAACGAAAACCGACCTAAAGCAAAAAGGCATTTCAGGCGAAGATTGGATGAGTGAACCAGGAAATAAAGAGGACTGGAAAAATTGGCTTAAGGAAAACCTTTTTGTTGGCACCGCCGAAAAGGTCGAAGAGAGCGAAGAGGAAAAGGGCGAATTTGACACAGAACCAAATTTTGTTCTAAATGTCAATGAAAATTTTATTGATGATATATATAGATTTTTAGACGTAAACATACACAATAAAAATGCATATTGGACTCCAAAATCGGCATGGTTCAGTTTCTCCGATGGGGAAGAAGGATTCAAAAAATGGTTCCTTTTCAACCTTTTAGCTAATAGCACAGTAACGGTAGAAGAAAAAATTACCGATGATGGCGGCGAATTGGATCCAACGCCGCTCGAAGTAATGAATTCATTCGGATTTTATCGCCATTATTTAGCCGGAAAGGTAATCGAGTGTGTAGCTCGCAATGATTTCGATAGGGCTAAGGAATATCAGTCAAAAATTAAGAACCCGCCACAAAGTGTGCCAGGATTGATTGATGTGATTCGTAATTGGAAACTGACAAGGAGTGAATCGTTATTTCTGCTTGATTTCATTAAAGAGTTCGCCTGCGACCATGAAATCGACCAATTCGAAGAAATCGAAGTTTTGCGGTACATCGCCGAAAAGGGAGCGTTGATGGAGGATCAAAATGTATCAAATGATGACAACTGATGATCTGCTTTTTTGAGATCAAGCAAAAAGCGTTGACGGTCGTAGACACGCAAGACAAGGCCGTAGCAAAGGCGGCCGGAATTGAAATCGTGAATATCACGGATCTGGTATTGAGAAGATGGAGGAAAGCAAATGAGAATGCGGAAATTATTCGTGCTCGAGGCGGCGCGGGACCAAAAGGGAATCATCCACTTTAAGACTGATAAGCAATGCTTGGATGACATCATGCCGGAAAACGGCAGCGTAACGGCGGGGCAATTCCGGACACTGGCAATCAACGCCATGAACGAGCTGCTCGACCTGTGCTATAGCATCGGCGAGAAAATGGAAAAAGAGTATCAGGAAGAAAAAGCCGAGATTGAGGCAATGCAGCAGGTGGATCATGAAAAACTCAACTAAATTTGTCCCATATCGAAATCAGGAGCTGCATCGGGGCGATCAAATCAAGATGTGGTTCAATCCAACGCATCAGCGTTTGGTGGCCGACGTGCTCTATAAAGTGCGCTACGGGGTATGGGCCGTATGGATCGAGGCGATCGGCGGCGAATATCAAGTAGACAAAACTTTGATCCACGGAATATCTCGAACATTGCATGAACGCTATCAGTATTCTCGGGAGACACTGGAAGGATTAAATCGGGTTTACATGTATTGAATCGAGAAATCCGATAATCGAGCACCACGAAAGCAGGAGGACGTTTAAAAGTGTATATAGCAAGACTAAAAGATGAAAAGGGATATTTGCATGAGATCCAAGAGGAAGTCATCATGGAATTGTGGTCGAGGTTGGCCGAGCGCGGGTACTGGAAGCAGCCGGAAGACTCGATGTATGACATGGCGACAGAAAAAGAGTGGATCGAGCACATCGAAGAAGGGATGGACCTGGAAACCGTGGAGTCGATCGTGATCTATCGTAAGGACGATGGCGAAGTCAAAAAGAAGGTCGGCGGTGTAGCAGAAGAAGAAATGGCCGAGCGGCTAGAAGCGTTGATGGATAAAAAAGAGAAGGAAGAATTGAGGGCTTAGGCTCTCGATTTTTTTCTCAAAAAAAACGTTCAAAAACAAGCAATACATCAGAGTTTTTGGTATAATATCAGTGTCAAGACATTAGTCTTGTTTGAAATAATCCCTTTCTTAATTTTGTGTTTCCCGTCGAAAGGCGGGAGTTTACTTAAAGTCCCACGACGTGTTCAAGGCGGTGGGCGACGGTTTTACGTCATTAAAGAATTTCCTTTCGGAACAGGTGCTTCGGCACCAATAATTAAAGCCCTTCGAAGCGCAAAGGCGGAAGGCAAGCCAAACAAATCAACTTGGGAGTCAAAAATCTTTATTCTTTTTAGCAACGGGCGGAAACGCCTACTACTTAAAGACCAGCCGATTGCAAAGGGAAGCTGGCGGCGGCATGTCGGTGTTTTACACCTCCTTTCTAAATCAACTTTTGAGTCATGTACTAACGGGCGGGTAATGCGGAAGCCCGCCCAATTTTATTGTCCCCCAGAATCGCAACGGGATTGAGTGCCCTGTCGATCGCAAGGGACCAAGAAAACAGCCACCCAAGATGCAACAAAAACCACCCCCTGGATCGCAACAGCCCCTCCAATCGCAACAGGTTTTTTAACAACCCCCCAAATCGCAACAGGATTTTAGAGAGGGGAGAAACCACCCCTCCAATCGCAACAGACTTTTTATGGATACTAGTAAATAAAAGGTTAAAAGCGACGAAGAAGGCACGGCAAGAAAAGAGCCGGTAAGAGAGTGGAAAACCGATGCAAAAAAGGGCGGCGAAAAAAGGGGAAATGAGCGGATAGAGGCAAACTGTTTCATGAAAAAACTCCGGGTGAAAAGAACAACCCCCCAAATAACAAAACTTTCTGAAACCCTCGAATAAATCGGGGGAAAGCCACTAAACAACAAATACCAGCTTTAAGCCCAACACACTATAAGCTCCCTATTCAGCTCACTACCACCACAATCCCAGTGGTGGTCTTTTTTATGTCTACACACTCTATCATTTTCTCTTTCTTCTTTTCTTTTCCTTTTTGGTTTCTGATTTTGTTATTCGAATAGCTTTTTCATTAACAATAAATATGGTTTGACAAGTAAACTTGGCAAAATGATGAAAAATATATTTTGGATGGCAGGCGAATAGACAAAAGAGTCTACAAAAAATGGGCAAAATCTCCCACTTTCTTTGCAAAACGTCCACAAAATAGGGACAGAGTGGATATAAATGTCCACATAACGCGAACAAAAATGGGATGGCGTGTTTTATGTGGTGCACGCGGAATTGGGAATCGTATTTTGTATTTTGTAGTCATATGAACGTGTGACGGGGGCACGGCGGCGCGATACCTACTAGGAATTACATTTTGTATTTTGTAAAAATGTTCATGCTTCGTGAACAGAATCAGAGGCTGGTATGGCAAAATCCCGCCTTTATACCCGAAAATCCCCGAAAATGTCTATAAATCATGAACAAATCCAGAAAATCGTACCCGATACCTGTACACGTGAGGCGGACAGAACGAGACTTAAAACTCTATGGAAAATATGCACAATATGCACAACCTCCCTTAGAAAATCACAAACTGTAAACAAATAAAACACACAAAATCACAAAATCATTCGGTTTTTCCCGCCTTGGTATCAAGCAGAAAATGGAAAAGGGACGAAAACGATAGAATATGTGAAAGAAATCACACAATTAGAAATGGATGGAATGCGCGCCCTATATATATAGATGGATGGGGCGGGGCTGATAGACGACCGAAAAAGAAACAGCCGCGCGCCGATCGGGCAAAAAGAAAAAGCGCAGTTAGTCCGCGCCGTCTTATACGTCGTCAATGTCAAAAGATATTAAATCTTTGCCTGTGCTCTTATCCTTAACAATCAGCTCACAATCTAGCAACCCGCATATTTTAATGAGGTCTTGAACCGTGAAGCGGTTAAGCGAAAACTTAGTGCTTAAAGCTTGCTTGCTGGACACGCCCAACGCTCCTAGTGTGTCAATCTGCTTTTTATCCTTTAAAGATAAAAGCGCCTTTACCTTTTTCCCTACCATGATACGCCCGCCTTTCTATCTGTATGATATATCAATCCACCAAAAAAGTAAACTTTGCCACCAAAAAGCAAAACAAAAAAATCAAAAAAGTTTACTTTAAGTATTGACTAGTAATCTTTTTAGGTGTACTATAAGAGTGTACCAAGGGGAACAGGTACAGGAAGCCGACGGGGGTCGGCGGGGATATTTGAAAAGTGAATCCACACGCAAGGCGCGCCGCTTGAATGGCGCGGGTTAAATGGGTTGTATCGCATACATCGCGCGCCCTATCCCGCTAAACGGACAGTAGAAAGACGCCAAACCGTGGGGGCTAAAAAGAAAGAGAGGAAAAAGAAAATGTTTAAAAGAAAGAAAAAGCCGGTTGAAAAATCGGCGAACGAAAAAGCGATCGAACTTTTGATGAAGCAAAACGCGGAAATGCTCAAAAAGAGTATGGCGGGGGTGCTAGCATGACGGGCGCGGTAAAAATAGCGCTGTGCTTGCTGTTGACCGCGACGGGTCATATACAAGCGGAAACGGCGACAGGGAAAGAAAACCTGGATGCCGTTAAGTGCGGCGACCATTCCCACGTGGTCGCCGTTCAGGAGGCGCAAAAATGAGAATCAGCAAGGAAAAGCAGGAAGAAACAAAACGCCTGTATGAGCTTGAAAACGCAATTATGCGTCTGAAAAAAGAAAAAGACGCCTTGAAAGCCGGATTGGTTGAGTACTACACGGCTAAAGGCGTCACGGTGGAAACGCTCGAAAATGGGCTTGTCGTTGAGTTAAAAGAAGGCAAGCGCCAAAGCGTTGACACCGACAAGTTAAAAGACGCCGGTTTATACGACGACTATAAAAAGTATAGCACGTTCCCGGTATTGAAAGTCAAGTAAAAAATTAATTAAAGCCCCGGGCGAAAAGCCCGGGCGTTTATATAGAAAGAGGAAAAAACAAATGTTAGAAAAATTAAAATTTAATTACAATGAATCGTACAATCAATGCAATACTTTCACGCCGCGTGAAATTTATTGTTTAAGACGTAAGATGGAAAGGGAGGGCTGCTAAAAATGAAAGAAGCGATTGTAAAAATCGGCGGTAAGTTTTACCATTGGTCGTACGTTTGGGGATTGTTTGACGCGGATGTTTGCCGTGAGATTGACGACGGCGGGGATAGAAGCCCGCAAGAGTACGTTGACGCGTACGCGGACTATATCGCGGAAAAGTTTGGTGAAAGTTTCGTGGATATTTGCGCCGTTGAACTACAACCGCTTGAAAAAACCCGCGTTGACTATGCGGGCGGTTGTAGCCGATCGGGAAGCCATGCGGTTGACTATATGCGTATTGAAATCGCCGGGATAGAGTTATACGCCGAAATCCCCGTTCCGGACGATGACACGCCGGAAAAAGAGTCAAAAAGATATGACGAGTTAGTGGACGAGATAGACCACGAGGCGTTTAAAAAAGGCGTTCCATCGGAGTTATTATATTATTGGTATGATTAACTTTCTTACATTTGTGTTCGTCGCCGGCGCGCTCGTTCCTTTCATGCCTATTATCCTCATACTATGGGGATTGTGGGCTTATCTATGCTATATTGTTAATAAACTAAGCTAGGGTAAAACCTAGCTTCTTTTTTTTGCTTTCTTTTCCATGCATATATAAAAAAAAGAAGCCTTTTCGGCTTCTTGACTTGAAAAAATTTAAGCGCCCTAGTATACTCTAGATGTAAGGTGTAAGACTAAAGGAAAAACTTACATGGAGCGATTAAAAAAGCCGGTTACTTTTTTAATCGCTTTTTTTATGCTTTTTTTCGCTGATTTTAAATCCCAATTCTAGAAAAAGAAATTTTATCTTAACCCTTATCGTACCATCCCCCTTTCTATCTTTGTTTGTGTTGTTTGGTTTACAATACATCTATAAAGATTTTGAGAGTTTGGCGTTTGAACGCGGGCGCTTTGTAGGTAGACTGTATATAAGACATTATATATACGTGCTATCTCTACACCTATATATTATCATACTTATACATATATTTCAACTATTATTTAATAAGAAACAATTTATTTGATTGTTTCTTTTTTTATTGATATAGAAATATATATTCTAACATCATTCATGTATAAATAATCCAGTTGTGTACGAAAAGCATTCCCACGCTCATTTTCAAAAACGCAACAGCTTTTCACGCGGGGCAGGTCACTAACACCCAAATCCGCTAAACTCCCATTTTTTACCCCAGACCACCCCGGTTTTTCAAAAAAAATCTCCCAAAAGCAAAAAAATCGAAACTCGTTTTCACCACACCACACAAAAACGTTCATATATAAAAGACAAAAATTAATATTTGTCTGCAATATAAATACACAGCACAGAAAATATGTGATAACATGGGCGTAGGAGGCGAAAAATGGGAAGTAAACAAATATTGAAGAGAGAACTCGTTCACGCATTTTTTCTTGAATATTATCAAAACGGCCATAACGGTGCGAAGGCTTATATGGCGGTTGTACCCACTGCCTCATACAATACGGCAAAAGTCACTGCGAGCAAGTGGCTAAAGCAATACCCGGAAATGATCGACCAGATCGTACGGGAAATCGAGTTTGCTACAAAAAATGCGGTGATCTCGGCAGCGGACCGGAAAATATGGCTAAGTGACGTCGTATTGCAACGAACTCCGGGTGTGAAGTGCGGCATGAAAGAAAGAATCGCCGCTTTAAAAGAGCTGAACAAGATGGATGGCATCGGGGACGACAACGCAAGTGTAAGCGTTACGATTTCTCCGGAACAGCAAAAGGAAGCTTATAAGGAACTTCTAGACAATCAATTTGGTGCCATCGACGCGGAATATAAGGAAAAGGAAGATGGATCGTCATGAGTCCACAGGAACGTGTAATAGCGCTTTTAAACAAGGCGACGCCGAAGGAGAACCTCAAAAGATGGGTGATGGGCTACGTTCCAGAGCATTATAAACGAATTTCGATTCCAATGAATGAAGCCGTGCGTTTGGCCAAAATCGGGCAGTCCGAGGCGAAAGTCTACTTTGGAACGGACCTCTTCTTTACGCAGGCTGTACTTTTCGGCGCTGTAGCGAGCGGCGATTATGACACGTTCATCGTTGTCACGTCGTCGCAATACGGCAAGTCATGGCTTTGCGGGCAAATCGCGATATGGCTGGCCGATAAAGGCAAGGAAGTACACGTGGCCGGCGGAAATGACGCGGCGTCGGACATCATCATGGGTAAGGTCATCAACCATTTGCAGACGGTCCATCCAAGCGTCAAAAACAAGTTGGTCGGCGATGTCGGTAAACTTGAAAAGCTGCAAACCGCGACATCGAAAGAGAAGATCGCGATGCGTGGCGGCGGATTTATCGACAAGGTTTCCCTCGGCGCTTCGATCAGCAACAACAACGCCAAACTCTATAACAAAGCCGTCGGTCGAGGCGGAACCTACATCGTCGACGAGGCCGGATTGATTCCGGAAGACAACTACGCCGAGATGGGGCGCCGTGAATTTAGTTCAGTTGATGGAAAATCCGAGATCATGTTTCAGATCTCGAATCCTCATCAGAAAGGCGCGTTCTATGACAAGCTCGTTTCCGACGTTGTCCCGGATCGAACATTGATTATCTGGATGGACGCAAGGACAGCATTCGAGGAAGGACGCATTCGCAGCATCGAACAAGTCGAAAATTCGGACTTTTTCGCGAATAACTCGACGTGTCAGCGGTATTTGCTATGCGAGCTGGCATCTGAAAACGACAATTCGATGTTTCCGGAAATTCCGGTCGATGATTCGCCGATTCAGCGCGGGAATAAGTACTATTTCGGCATTGATGCGGCGTACCGGGGCAAGGACACGATCAAATTGAGTGTCGTAGCCCTTACAAAAGAAGGAACGATTCGGATTTTGGCGGTCGAAAACATCAACAAAGGTCAAAAATGGATCCTTGGCCAAACGTCAAAATACGTCTTGGCCCAGATCAAAGACGTGATCCGCAAGATTCGGCCGCGATACATCAGTGTCGACATCGGATTCGGTGCTTACATCGCTGAAAATCTCGCCGGAAACGGAACCTATCGCGTCGAAGGCGTCAATTTTGGTGCCGGAACGAACAAGGAACGCGTGAAAAAGCGACATTACAGCGCCAAGTATGGCGATAACATGCGCGCCGAAATGCATTTAGATTTCCAGGACCTTTTGCAAAAGGGGAAAGTCACATGCACTTCGAGCGTGAAAGAAAAAATCAAAGAAGAAATGGAAGCTGTGACGACGATTTCCAGATCCAACGGAAAAACCGGGATCATATCGAAAGACCAGGTCAAAGCGATCATCGGGCACTCGCCGGATGACCTTGATTCGGTGCTTCTGGGGATCCACAGCGCCATTGCAGATACATTGACGGATGCGTACGGCATCTATTCGTAAAAAGGAGGCCACATGTCGAAAAGACGAAAGAAAAAATACCAAAAATACAAGCTGGCCTCGCAATATCAGCCCAATCAGGCGATCGCAAAGCCGATCCAGCTCGCGCCAGGTGTGACGGATTACAGCTTTTTGAACGATATGATTGAATGCAGCGGCTGCGGAAGTCCTTTTCTTCCTCGAGCCAGAGGATTGTCGGATGATGACTTGATCGAGTTATACTTGAACAATTTGCCAACACTCCCTTATGTACTCGATCAGTTGCTAAACTTCATTTTCTCCAACGGCCTGACGACGGGCGATGAAAATTTGGATGAAACCGTACTCAAACCGTTCCTTTTCTCGCACAACATCAAAGGCGTTACGAACTATTCCGTTTTGCGAGAAGGAATACGTGAGGCGATGATCTGGGGAAAATGCGGATTGCGCTGGCTTTCGGAGGAAGACGGGCTGATTTGTATGCCTTACAAGCAATACACCTCGGTCATTGCGCCAGATCAAAAGTATCTCGGGTTTGACCGGGTCGTGTTCTACGTCGCCTCGACGAAACCGGATCAACCGGTTTCGGTCGGTCCTGAACCGGTGAAATTCAACGAGCAGGAGTTTTTGCAAAACGGCCGCCTTGTAAGCAAAGATGGAAATCTTTTCGTTATCTTGACGGACGATTTCACGAACCTTCGAAATGACACGACCAAGGAAAACGGGATGTCGCGGCTGCTAAAAGACCGGCAGCGCTTGTATTTGATCGAGCAGGTTTATGAGCGATTAAACTACGACATACGCTACGACGGTCCGGGCCGATTGATCTTTTGGACGAAGGATCAATTCATGAGCGGAGAAGTGGAAATGGGTGCCGGAGAGATATTGAACCAGTCATCCGAGGCCATTCAAACGCGAAAAGACAAAGCAAAGCAAGAGGTCAAAGAGCTATTGGAGCAGATCAAAGGATCCAGCTCCGACAACATCATAGCGATCTCGTCGATGTTTGAAAAAATGGACCATCTGCCGCGTGTCACCAAAGCGACTGAATTTTTGGATTACCTGACGATGAAGGAAGGTTCCATCATCGCGCAATGCTTCGGGATCGTGCCGGAACTCATTGGACTCGGCGATGTGTCGGGAAACGTTTCGATGGAGAAAATCATCGACAACGCCATGACGAATACGATCGTGCCGATGCGGGAAGCGTTCGCAACGCAGCTAAGCCCGATGCTATCGAAAAAACTTGGACTACCGAAAATCTACTTCGATAAGTACGAATTGAAGCAATTCCTCGACAAATCGGCGCAGGCTTACAAGATGGCGTTGACGCTCAACCAGGTAGTCGGCGGCGTTACGAACGGAATGGAACAACTCGATCCAACGGAACTTAGCGCAATGCAAGCGTTGATTCCGATGATTTGTAAATCAATGGAGCAATTCATATAGGAGGAAAGAATGAACATTATTCAAGAAATTATCTCGGCGGAAAAACCCAAGCCTTTCGCCACGATCAACGGAAAAGGCGTCTATACCTTTTACGACGCGAACCTTGTCAATCAGCAAGCCTTGGCCGAGCAGAAACTGAACGGACGGGAATTTGACATGGGCGGCCGCGATTTTCGACCGAATGGCATGGGAATCCGGCGTATTCGTTCCGATGTCGTCGCAATGAATCCGAACACGTGGTTTTCTAACCGAGTCCATAAAGTCGAAGTCTTGGACGAGGAAGGGAAAGTCAAAGAAACGATGTACGAGGTCGTGAACGACTATCGCGCCATCAAAGAGCAAAACACCGGGAACGTCTACTGTAAACACCTCACCTGCTGGGTTATCGGTAAACATACCAACGGCGGCGTGACGTGCAAAGGATTAAGGACGATCTCGGACGACGAATTTGTCAAAGACTTTACAGACGAATTGGATTTGGAATCGGCAATGAAAGCGGCTTTAGCTATCGACCGTTATCAGAAGAAAAACGGAACGAACCAGATTCAACTGAAATTTTAAGGAGAAAAATCATGATTAAACGATCTTACGAAGTCACCATCAACATGCAGGCCGGAAATCCGATCAAATTGACCGGAAAAACAGCCGAAAATTTCTGGGCAATGTGGCAAACATACAAACGCGGCAATGATATTCCGGCCGGATTCGACATTTCCACGCCGACAACCGACGGAAAGAGCTTTACCGTACAGTCCATCCTTTTCAAAAACGTTGTAAGCGTGGACCGTTCGGCTATTACAGCAACCGAAGTCGACGCCGTCGTGCCGGAGCCGATCAAAGACTGCTCGCCAGACCCGAACCCGATCTATGACATTAAAACGTTCAAGACCGAGGCGGAACGCCAAGAGTATTTGAAATCCAAAGGCACTGTCGAAGATTTGACGCCAAAACCAGGTGGCGACGATCAAAAGAATGATCAGGAAGACAAGGGAACAGAAGAGAATGGGACGGCCTAAGAAAAAAGCAGCCGCCAAGTCTTTCCGGCTCGTTCCCGTCATCACAACTTCCCAGACGATCGGGATCCGGGAAATCGTGAAAATCAACGGCATGGAACGCTCGAAATATCGCTGGATCCGTATTCAGCCGGGAAAATTGTACGACTTTTTGTCGGACGAGGCGATGAAAGACATCCTCGGTCATACGACCAAGGTTCCGTTCCGGCCCGAATTTGAACAGGCATTAAAAGATGAAGGAATCGAATACGAAAAAATCTTTTGTCCGTCGTGCGGCGGCAAAATTAAAACACTATCTTTCAATACTTGCGAGGTGGTCGAAGATGCCTAAACCGACGATCTTTAGTCTTTTTGGCAAGGACCAGGATAAGAGGAAGAAGTCAAAAAAAGAGATCGACTCGATTTTGACTTTATCACAGTCTCCGGATGAAAACGAAAACTACACAGATCAGCGGGTACGGCTATTGGACGAGGGCGCGATCATGCGCAGCGACGGGAGCATCCGCTTCTATATCACCAAAGGCGCGATCCAGGAGTTTTACGACAAGCTGGATAGCAAATATGTCGGGTATATCTCTCTGGCGCACGCCGATCTGTTCGCGATGCCTTTGAGTCTTGGATATTGGACAAAAGACGATCTCCACTTGGAGACGAGCGAAGATGGACGGACGCACCTTGACGTTGACCTGCATTTGAACAAAGACATGAATATTGTCAAGGACATCCTGTCACAGGACATTGATTTGGCGGTCAGCGCCGACCTGAAATGCAAATACAACTGGGAATTGTCCATGAAATTGAACACGCCGATCGTGGATCACATCGGCATGGACGGATTTGCTGTCGTCGGTAATCCCGGCAATGCGGCAAGCGGCGGCATCAGACTAAGCGAAGGAGAAACTATGAAACTCGAAGATTTTAAAAACAAAATGGGCGAAGTCGATACGAAATTGGCGGAAGCGAAACCCAAAGAAGAAGAAAAACAAGAAGAAAAAACGGAAGAGTTGAGCGCCGAAGCGCAAGCAATGCTTGACGAGATTTTCGAAAAGTACGAAAAACTGGCCCAAGACTATACACAGGCGCTCGAAAAGATCACGGCGCTTGAATCCAAGGTCGAAGAACTCTCTGCAAAACCTGACGATAAACCGGAAGAAAAAGCAGATGATAAGCCGAAAGAAAAACTGAACGAAAATCCGACAACGGAGGAAGCAATCAGACTTTTCCTCAACAGCATGGGAACGATGGCAGCAAACGGTGCGCAGGAAAAAACGGATACGCCAACGGATCCTATCTGGGGCGTATAAGGAGGACAAAATATGTTGAATGTACAAACAAACGTTTTGGATCAGATCGCGGCCGACGGCATTCAATTCCAGCAACTGGCAGCCGTCGGAAGCGTTGTTGAGCCAAGCGACTTTTCCAATAATAGATTGGTAAATAAGCTGCAAACGGAGTTTCCGCTTGTAAACTGGTTGCTCAATACGCAAGCGTCGAAAGAGCAAAAAGCGCGATTCAGCCGTGATTTGCTGGACAAGGACGAGAACGGAAAATGGAAGTTGAAATACCCGTACAACGTATGGACCACCCCGCCGACGGATACAACTGGTGAATGCTGCTGGGTTCCTTTTGAACTCGATGCCTCGGGTGGAACGGTACCAATTTATTTGCTGTGCTTGAAGTATTGCGAGCAGCTTTTGGATGGATTTATGAAGGATCTTCGTAAATTTGGATCAAACGATTTGACGAACTACTTCCAGCGTGAAGGGGAAACAGTAGCGCAGGCGCAGGAACGAATGAATCGCATTTCGATGGCTTTCTTTACAGCGCATAACGTGATTCTTGGTACCGAAGATACACAAACACCGACTTTGAAGCCTTTTCACGGACTTGTACAAGTCCTTGAAGACAAATCGGTATTGAAGATATCCGGTGCACAGATTATTCCAGCCTTTGATTCGCTGTGGTGTCGAATGGTTGTTCAGGATAACGATGACTTCGTTTTCTGGGCGCACCCGCTAACGATTGAAGCTATCAAACGCGAAGTAGTACCAGGAAAAGACGGCAAACTGCCGGAAGGATGGTCGCGAAGTGGTGAGAACATTTTCTTCCACGGTCACGGTTTCTACGCCGACAAGGACGTTTCGCTGGATGAAACGGCAGGCACCGGCGAAGTTTGGATGCTTTCGGGGAAAGTTCTCGGACTTTGGCTGCTTACATCGTTGGCTCCGGGCTTGAAGTATATCCGTGAAACATTTGCGCATAACGATAAACCAGCCGACGGATGTGCTGGCGGATGCAAATACTACTACAACGCTGGTACCGTATGGTGCAGCGATCCAAACAAACTGGCAGTTATCACAGACGTTCCGATTGGCGCAAACTGCATTGGATCTGTGCTTGACGGACTGGATGGATTGGTCATCCCGACCACGTTGGTACCGCCGACCGAAGTCGAGGCCTAGATGCTGTATCAGGAGCTTTACGACCAAATCCAAGGCTATTGCTCCTGCATGGGTGAGATTAACGAGTGTGAGATCGAAAAGTATCTCTCACAGCTCGTAGACTACGTTTCAGCCATGACGTGCTGGAAACGAAAGACGTGTGAAACCTTCCTCTCGAGCGAAAGAGAGGAAGTGTTCTCGCCGTCGTATGTGAAGGATTGCGGATGCGATCATGGCATGACCGTGATTCCGTTTTATTACACCCATGTTTTCGAGCCGACAATCGAGGTAACGATCCAGCTGCGCGACGGCGTGCATTTTTGCGAAGTTCTCGTTGAACCGGACGACTACTCTTTCGACGTGTACGAAAACGAGCTGTACATCAACTTGTCAAAGTATCTTGGATTGGTTGGCGGCCAGTGCGATTGTACGAAGATGCATCGCGTCATCGTGCGCTATATCGCTGGCTACGACCGGATTCCCGATTGTATTCTGCCGATCTTTTGCGACCTGATGAATTACATCGTGGAACTCAATTCGTGCGACTGCGATCGCTGTACAGAGTGTGAAAGCGGGTCGGAGGAACAAGAGATTCCAGACGATGAAAATCAGCAGTTGATCCATTCGTGGATCCAGCAGGCTGTCACGACGGTGTACATCAATCAGCTTGGACTCATGAGCCTTTGCGGAAAGAAGCACGGCTTCTTAGGAGTGGTAGTGTGAGAGTTAAATTTTTGGGAAGAAGAAAAACGGTTTCCCGTGGCGGATGCTCAAGATGTGGGCATCGACAGGTCACTTCTTCCAGATATATGTACGTCGACCGTATTTTCACGCCGAATGGTATGAAAACGTTTGTTGTCGACCATGTGTACGATGTTTCCCAGAACGAAGGAAACTTCCTTTTGGGATTGACATATATGGATGGCGGCCAGGAAAAACATTGTTTTGAGGTCGCTTGAATATCAAATAAATGAGATCGTCGGGAAACAATTTGAAGAAATTGTGAACCAGGTCGAAGAAACGATCCGCGAAGAAGCGCCGGAATTGAAGTCGAAAGATCCGCGTCTTGCCGATAAAAAAGGGGCGCTGAAAAAGTCGATCACGAAAGAAAAGAAAAGCGATAAACGGTATCTCGTTGGCGTCGACGGCGACAAGCTGAAATCAATGACGGGTACCGACTATTCGCCTTACGTCGCAAAAGGCACAAAGCCGCACACGATCGAGGCGAAAGGGAAGGCTTTGAAATTCATGAGTGGCGGCGGATATGCCTACGCAAAAAAAGTCCGTCATCCAGGCACGAAGGCGAATGATTTCATCGGCCGGGCGATCAAGAAATTAAAATAGGAGGCCTTATGGCAAGAAAAAAAGTCGAAAAAGTAAGTGCAAACGATAAAGAAGCGTTCATTGCTCGCAAACTGCGGGCAATCAACGGGAAAGACGACGCGAAGGCGCAAGCCCGCGCTGAACGTATCATCCGGCGCAATCAAGGAGCATAGATATGAGCAAATGTAAAAATAAAAATGTAATTGATTTTATCAAACAAAATAAAATCGAACCCGAGAAAACCAATGTCGTCCTGACAGTCATGAAAGACATTGACGCGTGCGCCAAGATCACGACGCGGCGATACTTCGATGAAGTCGGTACTTTGCCGATTTATCGCTCCACAGCGATCCCAGAAGACTTGATCAACATCTGCGAGTCGACTGGATGTAAAAACACAGGAACGCTGTTTATCACAACCGATGATACGGCAGACACCGTGACAGAAGGCGAAACGCAGACATACACGCACGAGGCCGGCGCGAAATTCACGTGCTATAGCGACGCGACCGAATATCTTGCCGGTGTGCTTTTCTTCTATATCTTCATCGGAAAAGAAGGAACATACACCATCAATACGACGATTTCGGACGCAGCCGACACGGTACAGAAAAACGCGGATCAATACACGCAGACTGTACACGCCGAGCGCACTGGATATTTCCCGATTACGATCGACCTGGCTCACATGCCGGAAAAAACGATTGGGGAAGGATGGACGGCAACCACGAATGGTGTTGTCGCAAAGATTGCTATTTCCACGACGAACACCGAAGAGGATTCGATGCAGGTCGGAATCAGCTCGATTTCCTTCTTCGACGATCTCAAAGATCTTGAGGCCGGAGAGGTTGTTATCTTGTCCTGCGTTTCCGGAATTTCCGGCGACGACACTTTCGAGCCTTTGGAAGAGTCGTGCGGCGCGGCGCTGATTGATCCAAACTCGGTGGATTTGTCGCGTGAGATCACGGCATCGCGATGGACGCCAAACGTAAATGCATTGAACCCGGCCGTTGAGGAAACGGGGGAAGCGGATTCGTCGACTTTTGTCACGACTGTGAAAACAGTCGAAGCCGATCCGGATAACGAGGACTACGGCGTGATCCACTTGAGCAACTTCTACGTGGATGAATGCGGCGGCGTATATGCATCGGTGAAGGGAATGTGCAATGTAACGGATTCGGTGATGTCGCGAATTTACGGGCCGAACCTCGTCGATTTGGATGAACGGCAGTTCCAAGTCATCAACTCGAAACGAAATCCAGATGTGAAGATCATCGGCACAAAGATCTATTTCAACAAGGAATTGATTGGACAAGACATCGTGCTTGGGTACCCAGCGAACCAGCGTGTGATCGAATATACCTTCTCGAAAGAAACGATCAACACGAAGCGGGTTAAGCTCGAGTACGAACACGAAGATTCGGACGGATGGACGACGGCGTACGAGTTCCGCAACTTCTTGATTACGTCTTTCCCAAGAAGCATTTCGGCGACAGATACGGAATTTACGTTCAGCGGCGCACCACAACCAGACAAAGACGGTAACTACTACCGGATGAAAAAATATAACAAACAAGGGGAGACTGTGCTTTAGCACTCCCCTTTAATTAAAGAAGGAGAATGTATGAATAAGGTATTCACACCAGAACAACTGCAGGATCTTGGCAAAAAAATCGAAGCGGCCGAAGACGATCAGACGCCATACGCGATTTATGCGGGCGACGTCGATGGAGTAAGTGTAGTCGGGGATTCATCGGGATCCTATCCGCTCAAAAAGCTCGATTTCGTCGCAAAATTTCGATTCTACAAAAACAAATGGATCGAGAAATTTGGTGAAATCCCAGAAGATGCCGAAGTCACGGGAAACTTCGTCATGGTGTCCGTCAAATATGGCGATATTTCTATCACGCCACGCAACGACGCAATCTTGATGGCCCAGATCATCGACTTCTTCGGATACTTCGAGCAGGAACGTGAACTCGTGCTGAAACACGAAGAAGAGGTAAAGAAGATCAGTGAGGAAGCAGGCGTTGAGTTTATCAAGACGGAAACAGGATATACAACAAAGTTTCCTCAAAAAGATACAGAAAGTATCGCTAAAGCGAATATAATTTATAACCAATATCTCAAAGATGCCCTCGTTTTGTATGCGAATTTGAGTGATTCCGCGCAAATTGCGCTGTACAACTTCGTCGGCGTACTGCTGAATATCCCAGACGACATGCTGCCGAATTTGACGGCGTTCTCCGTTTTGGGAATTCTGGCGGCTACGATCCAGAAATATCCTGAATTTTTCAACGAGACTGACGCCGTTTTTGGAGTTTGATGGATTCGAAGGAAGGGCCGGAGAAGAAGCCTACGTATGATGCCAAACTCGGCGTCTATCCGGCGATGGTGCACTACGTCGCCAAAACGCTAAAGATCGACCCAAACGAGATTTTTGATAAATGGAGCGTCCCGCAACTCGTCATCACGTATGGAGTGTACATGAATCAGGAATCATATCGGATCCATCAAGAAATCAAATCTTTAAATCAAGGGGCGAAGAAAAAACAAAAAGTCCCTGAAATGTATGCTGTGAAATTTATATCGAAGGAGCAAATCAATGATCAATGAAATTGCAGTAGAGGTGAAACTAAACGATGAAGACGCGAAAAAGCGAGCAAAAGAGCTGGATCGTATTTTAAAAGACCTCGAAAAAAACAAAATCAAATTGAGTGCCGAAGTTGATAAACTCCCACAGCTTCAAGCGCAGCTGCAAAAACTAAAAAAAGAGCGGGACGAATTGAATCGGCAAAAAATCAAGATTGAAGCCGATATGCCGGATATGCGTTTGCTGTCGGCCAATCTTGACTTAATTAAAAGCAAAATCCAAGCACTACAAAACGAGAAAATCCGCATCCAGACGGAAATGAAGATCGTCGACGACCTGAATGCGAATAAATTGAACATCGAGAAGCAGATCCAGGCTTTGAAAGAAGCCAGAACACAAATCAGAGACGCCCTCGATAAAGGAACGATCTCTGGCGACGATGACATCGAGGAAGCACGAAACAAAATCCGAAGCATCGGCATCGAGATTGAAAAGCTTTCGAATAAGAAAAACGAAATCAATCTGCAAATCAAAGACGTCAAAACCCTGCAAAGCCGGATCAAAGAAATCGACGCCGAAATGAAGAAGCTGAACGCACAAAAAGCGGAAATCGAAGTGAAGATTCGCGACGGTGAGAAAGCTAAAAAAGACTTGGATGCGATCGACAAGAAAGCGGAAAAACTTGACGACAAGACAGTGGACTTGGAAGCCAAGATAGAAGGCGGCGAGAAGGCAAAAAATGAACTGAACCTTCTTGAAAAAGAAGCGAAGGATTTGAACAACGAGAAGATCCTGCTTCACGCCAAGATCCAGGACTACGACAAGGTCAAATCGCAGATTGCGAATCTCAAAACGGCGATGGGCAGCCTTGGCAAAGATTTGTCGTCTTTTGGTAAAGGAATGCGCACTTTCCTTGGAAACAACGGTAACAATCCGATCGGAAAATTTGCAACCTTCCTTACGCAAGGTGTCGCCTATGGTTCGATGTACCGATTGACGAGCAACGCCATGAACATGGTGAGTGATTCGTTCTCGGCCGGTATAAACCGGTTTGATACGATCAACGCCGGTACCCGAACTTTGAAGGCCCTCGGATTCGAAGGAAACACGGTAGACAAGAGCTTGGCAACCCTGCAAGACAATATTCTTGGCTTGCCTACGACATTGGACCAGGCGATCGGCGAGGTCACGAAGATTTCAGCCGTCACGAATGACTTGCCGTATGCCGTAAGAGCGTATGATGCCCTGAATAACTCAATCCTGGCTTTTGGAGGCGATGCCGAAAAATCAAAAAGAGCAATCAATCAGGTGTCACAGTCGCTAGGTAAGGGATTGATTGACGCCCAAACTTATAATTCACTTCTGGATAATGATATGACACCTGCTTTAAAGATGGTTGCCGGAATGTTTGGATATAGCGGTGAAGAATTAGGAAAATTCAAATCAGCATTGGGCGAAGGTGAAATATCAGCCAAACAATTTTTAGATGCATTAATCAAAGTTAACGAAGAAGGAGTTAATGGTGCAGAATCAATGAAAAGCATCGCCAAAGGAAATGCTTTGCTTTCGATTAACGCAGGTATGGATGTTGCTAGAGCGCGTATGGCGGCGGGTTGGCAGTCAGCGATCGGGGACATCAACGAGGCGCTTTCATCGCTCGGATACGGGACCATTCCTGAAATCCTTTCCAATATTGGTGATTTCGGAAAAGAAAAAATCATCAGCATCGGAACGTGGGTGAAAGAAAACAAAGATAAAGTCGCCGATGGGCTAGATTTTATCGGAGAGAAGATAGAGTGGTTCAAAAATGAATTGAGCGAGCTTGACGTTAAATCTTTTGGCACAGGACTAATGGATGTGGCAGGCGGCATCACAAGCGTTGTGATCCCGGCGTTCAAGGGCCTTTACGAAGTGACAAAAGGATTTGCGACATTCGTTGGCGGCGGCGACACATCCAAAGGATACGGACGCTTGTTGGCCGGATACTTTGCAACATCGTACGGCCTGCAATTTTTCGGCCGGGGACTGTCAGGAATCTTTAGTTTTGTGGACAAGGCGAATAAATACAAGAAGGGGTTCGGAAAAGATGGTCTTATGGGGCTGCTGGGGTCGCTTTTCGGAAACGGCGGCGGCAACGCGAAAGATATTGGGAACGCTGGACAGTCTATCACAAGCATTTCAAATGCCGTAAGTGGACTGGACCGATTGAAAAACTCGCTCGGAAACTTCGACGTCGGAGGATTCTTAAATAAGGCATCCAATCTTCTTTTGTTGGCTGGTGTTGCGGGCGACATTATCATTTTCGCGGAAGCAATGAAACGTGTTGATGCGGCGATGCCGGAAGATCAAGAAGGATGGGAAAGTCTGACAATCAAACTCATGGGACTTGCAGGAATCATGACGGGATTTACGGCATTTACTGGCGTAGTCGGTGCGATTTCGAGCATGGATGTCGTGGATGGAAAAATAAAAGAGGGCGCGGCTTCTCTTGCCTTTGTAGCTGGCGATCTAATCATAATTGCCGAAGCGATGAAGCAAATTGACGCAAAAGTACCAGACAATCTTGAAGGGCTTCCTGAAAAATTAGGATACATGGCGATTGTCATCGGTTCTTTCTCTGCGGTAGCCGGAGCTTTGGGTCATTTCACCGCCGTTACGGCAGCCATATTGATTGGTGGATTGGCACTTGATGGAATCATCGGAGAAATTGTGCTTTTCACGGAAGGTTTTTCGGCGATTGCTCATAACCTTGATAAGATCAATCAATACGACACCATTGATTCTGCTGCTTTTATTGAAAAAACGGAAGCCGTAAAAGCATGTCTGGATGCGATTGGAAGTGATTTCTGGGAAATCATCGGACGTGGAATGGGATCAGCATTTGACGCTTCGTATTATGCGGATTTGAGAAACTCAACGGATTCACTCGTAAAGATTATGCAGTCTTTTGAAAAAATCCAAACAATCAATTTCTCGGGAGATAACGTAGTAAACAAGGTAAAAGGCGTCAAAGATACGATGAACGAAATCAAAGGTATTTCGATGCCGACGTTGCAGATCACGCCACAGACTGCCGAGAATTTGGCCAACACGCTTCAAAACCTTTCGAAAATGGCGACGGAGTGTAAGAAATTGAATGACGTGGATCTGGATTTCGACTCGGCGAAGATCAGCAACGCTGTCACTCGTCTTAGCATTGTTGCGGATGCCTTCAAAGATGTGACATTCCCGGAAGGAAAAGCGAATTTCCAAGCCGAGGACGCGGAAAATCTCTTGCGATCTTTCCAGGCACTGTCGCAAGTCGTAGAGCCAATGAACAAATTCGCAGAATCTATGAATGATTTCCAAGCCTATGACGTTAGAAACAAAGTCGAGAGAATGAGTAAGTTTATCGGACTCATTAACGAGGAATGGATCGGCTATAATTTCAGGAATTTCGTTGATGCCAAAGACGTCGAGAATTGCGCGACTGGATTTACGCATTTCGTAAATTTAGCGAAACAAATTTCGAATTTTTCTAAAGAAATGGAAGCCTATAACGACATTCAGGGAAATACTTTGTTGAACGGAATTCGGAACTTCTTTAAGGATTTCAACGGGGAAGGAAACACAGAGCAAGGTGCCGTATACACACTGATTCAAGATTTCGCGAAACAATCATCGAACTTTTCGACAGCCAATACAGCATTCACGAATCTCAAAAACATCATCACGCATTTGCAAGATTTGAGTGCTATGACGGTCGATCAGGGGAAATTGCAGGCGCTTACGACACAGGTGACGGAATTTTTTAAACTCTTTACAGGCGACGACGCAATAAAGATTGAATTTGATGAAAAAGCTGCGGAGTCAATAAAGAGTGCCGAAGATGCAACTGATAATCTTTATGCTTTGATTACAGATTTAGCATCCATTTCATCGACGAACATAAATTGGGAGTCCTTGGGAAAAGGCGACAGCGGCCTTATCAATCAGGTAAACCTTTTCTTACAGGATGTCGCGTCGCTAAACGCTGGTGATGCGAAAACGGCGATCTCCAACGTGCAATCCGTCCTTGATCAGCTCAATCAGATGCTGACAACGATGCAGGGCATGAGCGATCAATTCACGGAAACCGGTAAAAACTGGGGATTGGCGCTTTGGGAAGGATTCGAAGGAGTCGACCTGAAAGGAAAAATGCTGGATTACGTCAACACCATTATTCAAAGGCTGAATTCCGAATCGGCGCGATTCAGAACTATTGGATCCAACTGGGGAAAGGCGCTTGATACAGGATTCCGCGAAGCTGTGGCCGATACTGGCGGCAACGTGGCGGCGAAAGTCGCAAGCGGGCTGGAAGGGGCTTCTTCATCCATTTCGGCTGCTGGATCATCGCTTGGTGGCGCATTTGCTTCTGCCTTCAATACAGCAGCAGCCAATATCAATGTACCGAACGCACCGGGTGAAGCCGCAGCGCAAGGGCCAAACAAAGATGGATCGGCTGGCTATACAGTTAAAGTCAAAGAGCATAAGGCCAAAGGCGGCATCATTGATTGGCGGCCATCGGGTACCGATACGGTCCCGGCCATGCTGACACCGGGTGAATTTGTCATCAAGAAGCGCGCAGTGGATCATACTGGCCTGCGTATTTTGGATCGCATCAATCAGATGGATTTGAAAGGCGCTTATCATGCGATGCAGGCGAGATTCGGTGAATCGCACTCGATCACAAATAACCAGTACATCACGAACAACTATACGACGAACGACAACCGAAAAGTGGAAATCAATGAATCGCATAGTCGTCGGTCGCAGCAGATTCGCGCGAATAGATTCTTGAGAGGTATGCGATGAAATGTAGAGAAAACAACCCAGTAAGGCAATATCTCCAATACAACGACATCGTCATTGCAAGCGCCGAGGAATTGACCTCGGCCTCCCTGCAATGGGATACGAAGATTGATACGCAGGAATACTCTTTCGGGCATGGAAGCTATCTACCGCTGAAAGAAGATCAGCTATTTTTGACGGAGCAGGAACTTTCCTTGTCGCTGAATATAGACTATCGACTTTTCCCGCGCGACAACCGGCGCTTTATCAATGATTTTTTGAATTTGAATCTTATCAAGCCGGGGAAAATCTGGGCGATCCAGGACGGCGTCTTGCTGTGGGCGTATGCCTATTTGAAATCGGGCGGCGAGGAATACGACAAGTACATCGGGTTCCTATCGAAAGATGTCGATTTCATTCTTCCGGAAGGATATTGGCACATCGCGAAGAAGCGGCGAACCTTTCTTCTCCCGTACGACTCCTGCGACGTCGTGGAATGCTACGATTTCCGAGATGTCGACGATTGCTTGTCGTGCTGTGTCACGTGCTCGTCTGGGCCTGAAAATACGTGTACGACGTGTTTCTGCGACTGCGGCGACGCCGTGGAGGAAAATTCGCTGTGCGGTATGAGTCAGGAGGAATTGGACAATTTCGCCCAATGCGGCAAATCCTACAAAATCATTTACGATTGCCGCGCCGGCCGGAAGATATTCGGGGAGAAGGACTGGGGAATCAAGATCAGCAAGGACTATATCGACTCAGCAGTCATCGCCGGCCGAGTTTATTCCAATACGATCTTAAACACTGATGGCGTGGACGTCGTGTTGCAAGGGACTTTCCAAGACCCAAAAATCACGATCAATGACATTTCGATCACAATCAAGGGCGACTACGACGGATGGATCAAGATTCGGCCGGACGGCAGCGCGTATTATACCGAGGATTTGTGCTGCGAGTTTGAGCCAATCGACATGGATAAGATCATCTACCATCAGAAAAAGTACTTCCGTGTCCACTGCGGAGAGAATCGAATCATCGTCGAAAACTCATGCTGCGGCGACGCCAGCATCTATATCGACATCGACGAAATCAAACCATAGGAGGATATATGGCAAGCAAAGATATTTGTACCGTGTGCCGTGAATTGATGGAAAACAACACGGACTTTTACGAAAACGGAGTGACGACGGCCGTATGTGACTCCTTGAAAAGAAACAAGGGTCTGAACGGGAAGTCGAACAACTGCAAAGACCTTGATCTGATAAATGACTGCTTGAATTGGGGCCATCTGGAAAAGATTGGCGCTTATTCGGAATGCGAGTGGAAGGAATACACCGGGGAGATGCTCCAAAATCTTGCGACGATGAATGATGCCTTGATTTGCGCCGTGTGCGGCCTACAGGATCAAATCAATGCCTTGGCGCTCCAAAATATCAGCGTCGAGGCCCGACCGCAAATCTTACAAACTATGCAGGGACTGAACCTTTCCATCGACCGACAAGGAAACTGGAAATACGACTGGGTCGATTGGGTTGCCGAAGGCACGCAGGAATATGGCCGCGGCTCGATCACGGGCAAAGTCAATTTTTGTATGGTACCTAGCGACGGAAAAGTGGCGACGTGGCGCATCAGCTCGGTGTACATCGAGAAATGCGTATACACCTTTAAATCTCATGATGGAACCGTCAGCGAACCAAGCGTGATCCTGCGCGTCCCGAACTCTTCCGGCTCGATCGTGTATCAGAAAAACAATATGCACGCCTCGTTTACCGACGTGATCGACAAGACGATCAACTACTCACAGGAAGGTAGCCTGTCTCCCGGACAGTCGACAGATTGGATCACATTCGCGGATTTCGTAGGAGACTGGGTCATCGACACCCACTGTATTTTGCAGGTTCGCTTTAGCAATAAAAACGTGTCGGCGATCCCGACATGCTAGGAGGTCATATGGCAGAGAAATACAAAGATCCATGCGCCGCTTGCGAAGACTTGAAAGTGTACGCTCATGACTTTCTAGTCCACGGCGTGACAGATGACGTCGCAAATGGATTTTACAACAATACTGGATTCATCAAAAACGACAAGCGAAAAAACTGCGAGGATTTGCAGAACGCCAATGACTGCTTGATCTTTGGCGAAAATGAGAAAGCCTCTATGTACAATCAGTGCGATTGGCAGGAAGCCTACGCCACGATCACAAACAACGCTGGAATTATGTACGAGCTTTTGATCCACTCCGACTGTGGGCAATGGGATCAAATCGAAGCCTTATGGAAAGCGTTAAATGGCGGCCTTGACGCGCTGTGGAAAGAAATTGAAAAGCTGAATCAGCGCTGCGATACATTGACGACGACCATCAACAACTTAAGAAGCTATGTCGACGGTCAAGATAACAAAATCAGCGCCAAAGTATCAAATATTGAGGATGCGCTCATGAAGATTCTTGTCAATCTTCAAGAGTCCGGCGCATGGCAGCCAGATGGCACGACAATGAACGGAAACTTCGTCGCTGGACGTCACATTGCGGCCGGAAACATCAACGTATTTGGCGGAACGCCGGATGGAAACTCGTTCATCCGTACGTCGAATAATGCTACCGAAAATGATCTGGCCGGAGGCGTTTAATGGCTTGGGCGGATTTCTGGGGCGCGTACAACAACACTGGGCCATACAATAACGTCGTTTTGGGCGGCAGTCCCAATTCGACCGGCCAGTATGGCGCGCCGCTGGACACAGCACACGCGGCCGGATTTGGCCGGGGGATCCATTTCAGCGATGACGGCAATTACGGCGTTACGTTTCAACTCGATCTTGTACCGTATGCCGTGACCGACGCTGGCGCTTATCGCCCGAATCAGGCTTATGTGCCATTCGGCGGAAACTATCGGTATCGGTTAGTCGTTTCGACGTCAAACAATAACCAAGCGAGTTGGAATGAGATTTATAACCAGTTTATCTTTTCGCACCCGGATACGTGGTCGATGATCTACAAAGCCGGATGGGACGTGACGGCGCGCGCCTCACAGTGGACGCAGTTTTTCCAACTTCCGAAGGACACGACGCACGTAAAGATCGAGCTGATGGGTGAAGAGGCGACCTTCCCGCATCAAAACATTTACTCCATCCAGCAGATCATTCCAGATTTCAGACCGTGGGCCGTACGGAAAAACGGGCGCTTCTTGTCATGTGATCGCGCAACCGGGTTTTTCAAAAAACGTAGCGGTGGTCAGTGGAAAGACGTGCCAAAGTACGCCGTCGATCAAGCCGGAAAAGACAACGCCGGAACGTCGCGGATTCGCAAAGGCGGGAAGTGGAAGGGACAGTCGAAAGTAGGTGAGTAGATGCTTTTCGAAGTATTGGACGCCGGGCGCGTCATTAAACGATTTACGAAGATACTGAATACAGTCGATTTTGAAATCGAATTAATGGACATGCCGCAGGCTTCCATCACCTTGCCGATCTCGTACATCCAGTATTTGTCCGGCCGGAAAGAAATTCGCATCACCTTTGAAAATGGCTTGATCTTTCGCGGCGCCGTGCAATCCGTAGAAGCGGATACAGTACAAGGGACCATCGACGTGTCTTTTGTCCATATCTTTCACGAGTGGGAATACCGGCAGGTCCCTACGAACTACGCGATCAAGGACACGACCATCAAAGACATGTACGACGACGAGGACATCCGATATGGGAAAGAGTGGGATATGCGATTTGACCAGGCGGCAAGCGAGGAAAACGTCGATTATGTCTACTCTCGCCAAAACAAACTGGAAGCACTGACGCAGACCGTAGAGCATACAGAGGACTTGTGGTGGCGCATCAATATTTCGGCGGACAAAGTTGTGGAAATCGGAAAGTTTGGCGATAGCAAGCCTTACAGAGTGTCTGTCATGCGGTCTGGTCCGCAAAACATACAAATCATCGAAGAACCGAAAATCAACGAGGATTTTTCCAACGTTGTCAACATCGCGACGGTATACGGCAACAAGTCGGACAACGGAATGTCAGCATTGAGCCTGCGGGAGGTTTTCGAAGACGAGGAATTGCAGGATCCGAAGTTTCCAGTCGTGATATTGCGCACCGGTATCAACAACGAACGCGACTATCAGAACTACCAGGATTTCCCGGAATTAGGACCGAACAACGATACAGAGTATTCAGTCATCGACACGGAATCTGTGGCGATGGAATCAGGAATATACATTGAAGACACGTTTGCGTTTGAAGATTTAAGTCCTTTCTCGCTGGAAGATGACACGTCGGAAAACGGTACCGTCGACACCGAGATCGTGCTAAGCGGCGTATGGAGTCCCCATGAGTTTTTCAATCAATGGAACGGCAAGTCGATTGATATTGATGGCGTGGCTGGCGCGCAATGCGTGGATCTTTGGAAGATGTGTTTGAAAACGGTCGGTTATCCGAACCCGACGCGTCCGATTGGCGGCGATGGCTATGCTGAATGGATCTGGTACAACCGGGATGTTTTAGGATACGGCGCATACTTCGACTATATCACGCCGGGAAATCAGCAATACGGCGACTTCGCTGTATGGAGCAAAGGCGGCGATACGCCGTACTCCCACGTCGCGATGTACGTCGGTGGATCGTCTTTCTTGGGCCAGAATCAACCTTACCCGCATTGCAACGTGGCGAATATCGGGATGGGCAATATCCTCGGGTATCTCCGAGTTAAGAAAGAGTTGTGGAAGGATGAAAAAGAAGTTGTTTCCGATACAGTCAATGGAAATAATGGTTCGAAGCCAATCACAAACGAGGATCGCATCGAGGCGGCCAAGGTAGCCTATAAAACGGCGGTCAAAAAACTAATCAATTCGCGTCGTGTATATCAAGTCGAAGTGACGACGACGGCGATTCCGGCTGATGTGAATGTCGGCGATAAAATCCGGCTCGACTATGACTTTGACGAATATCAGCTCGGATCATGTTCGAATTACATGAAAAAGCTCATTGCTTTGGATGATTGGTGGTATATCACTAAACTCAGCCGGAGCTGGGATCGCAACGGCGTCGAGATCGGAACTTTGACGCTGGAAAAATTCTTGCGAATTGACAGGGAGGTACAGGAACGTGCAGATACAGAAAGCGATTGATATTCTATCGTACAACGTGTCAAACGTACGAAAAGTGCAGCGGCGCGACACCTTACAGCGCCGGTACCATACCGTCGATTTCTACGGATACGAATTTACCCGAAACGGCAATCAATCCAATCCAGCCGTCGTCGGTATCTCTATATCGCAGGATTTAGTCTATTACGAACGCTTCGAATTTAAACTCATTGTCCAGCCAATTCCCGTGGCAACCGAGGACGGGATCACCTTGGTACCGTCGAATCCTGCCAATATGAAAGTCACGATCGAGGGCGTCGACTTGACACCGTATTTCAAAGCGCAGTACGACGGGCACTGGATCAATGGAAACGGCACGTACCCGAACGCCGGGACAGCAAACTATGACGTCTTGCAAGCGTGCGGCCTGCTAAGCGAAGAGGAGCGCCAGAAAGTCTTGAGTGCCGGCTATAAGAAAGTCGTAATCACGGCCGATGGGCCTTTTCAGGTGACGCTCGTAAACTACTTGAAATACAGCCACGTAGCGAGGTAACGGGATGAAATACGAAGAAAAACTAAATCGGATGGCCAATCATATCGCATCCCATCCGCACGACTACCAGACGTCCATTTCCTTTTTGAAATTGCGATCCAAAGCGATCGTGCAGGAGCGAAAGAACAGAAAATTGGAAGACTGGAAAAAGGTACAAAAATACAAGGAGACATAATATGAAAAACGAAAACGCGTCAAACGGTATCGCCGAAGAAATGATTCGGACATTCGTACAACTCGGATGTTGCGAACTTCATGTCAAAACGACGATCGAGAAAAAGGTTTCCGAGCTTGAAAACGGGATGGTACCCGAGGACAACGTGCAGGACTTCATGAAAGACATCGAAGACTTGCGAAAAGATTTGATCGAGTATGCGCAGCTACGGCGAGAAACCATGCTTTCCTTGTATGAAATGTACCCGGCCGGGAACAAAGAGTATTGGTGTCTTGTCAAACATCTTGGGCTGGCGATGTACACGGCATTCGAGTCGTGGCAGGCCAGCGAGGACGACGAAAACCTTTTCTATATATACCAGCAGGCGAACAAACTTTTCGTGAAAGCGATGTCGAAGTTCCTCGGTGTCACGATCACGGAATGCGCGTCTTGCTTTAGTGACATTCTGAAAGCTGAAAGCGAGGTGAAAAACGATGGCAGCACTTCCGATTTGCGCGAAACCACAAATAAAGATTCCGATTGAAGAGTGTGAATACTGGCTCGTTCCGGTCAACGACATAAATGAAATCAGCAATCCGAACCGGAACACCGCCTGGATCACGCCGGACGGACAATTCTATGTGTATGACGGCCGCGATCTTGTCCACGTGAACGATCATTCTGATTTGAAAACCAAATGGGGGAATATTACAGGCGACATCATCGAGCAGGAAGACCTTCGCGTGCTTTTGACAAAGTACGTGAAGGGAATCAAGCTGAATGGCGCGCCGGTGGCAATGGACAAAAATCAAGAAATCGACTTGATCGTGCCAACGGAGATCCGGGAAAATGGCGAAAAATTGCCGATGACTAACGGAATCGTCGACGTGAAAGTCCCAATCTTATCGGTAAAAAAAAATGGCGTTCCGCTGACGATCTATCCAGATCGAAGTGTAAACATTGATCTAAGCGAATATGCCTTGTCGACGTCGATTCCTTCGAAAGTGTCAGAGCTTGAAAACGACGCTGGTTACCTGAATGCCGCGCAGGTTCAAGCCTTGATTCCAACGAAGGTATCACAGCTTGCGAATGATGCAAACTATCAAAACGCGGCGCAGGTCGAAAGCAAGATTCTTTCGTATGGCTATCAGAACGAAGACCAAGTCCGCGACATCATCGTATCGTATGGGTATCAAACGCTGGCGCAGGTACAGGAGACTGTCGAATCCTACGGCTATCAGACCGCGCAGCAAGTGCGCACGATTGTTGAAGGTTATGGATACCTAAACACGGAGCAGGTTCAGGCACTGATTCCGAAAAACGTTTCGGCATTTACCAATGACGCGAACTATCAAAATGCGGACCAGGTAAAGACGAAAATCGAATCTTACGGCTATCAAAACGCATCGCAGGTCAACGATATTGTCACCTCGAAAGGGTATCAAACGGCGGATCAGGTAAAGGCTAAGATCGAATCCTACGGATACCAGAACGCCCAGCAGGTGCAAACAGCGATCGCTAACGCCGGGCATTTGAGGTATCAGAAAGTAACCGCCCTTCCGGCCACCGGTGAAACGAACGTCATCTATATGATCCCGAACACAAACACATCGGGAACGAACATTTATGACGAGTATATGTGGATTGACGGCAAGTGGGAGGTCATGGGAACCACGAAAGCCACGATGGACGGCTATTTGCCTTTGACTGGCGGCACACTGTCGGGAAATCTTACAGCGCCTAAATTCATCGGCGCACTACAGGGGAACGCTGATACTGCGACAAAGGCCGCGAAAGATTCGGCCGGTCAGCAAATCAACACCACGTATATCAAAGGATTGAGTGTAAGTGGTCGCACGATCACGTATACAAAAGGCGATGGAACGACGGGGACGATCACGACGCAGGACACAACCTACTCGCTTCCGGTTGCATCTGCGTCGGCTCGAGGCGGCGTAAAAATAGGTTACGCTCAAAATGGTAAAAACTATCCTGTACAGCTTAGCAACGAGCAGATGTACGTCAACGTCCCGTGGTCGGATACCAACACAACCTATTCAGTATTCGGTAAAGCGACTGCCGAAGCGAATGGATCGTCCGGCCTTGTCCCGGCACCAGCGAAAGGACAGCAAGGGCTTTATCTTCGCGGCGACGGTACATGGGCTACACCCGCAAATACTACATACGGACTCGCTACAACCTCCGCCAATGGGCTTTTGAAGCAGCTTAGCGGTAGCACATCGCAGTACATGCGCGGCGATGGAACATGGGCGACACCTCCAAACACGACATATGGCGCGGCAACTCAATCGGCGTCCGGCCTTATGAGTGCGGCGGACAAAAAGAAATTGGATGGAATCGCCAGTGGAGCAAACGCTTATTCTTTACCGCTGGCATCTGCGTCGGCTCGAGGCGGCGTGAAGATTGGCTATGCGGCGAACGGTAAAAACTACCCCGTGCAGCTTAGCAATGAGCAGATGTACGTCAATGTGCCTTGGACTGACACGAACACAACGTATGGTCTGGCATCGACATCAGCCGATGGCCTTTTGAGAAAACTTAGTGGCAATACAGGCCAGTACATGCGCGGCGATGGAACATGGGCGACGCCTCCGAACACGACGTATAGCGCTGGTGCGCAGCTGGCTTTGAGCGGCACAACATTCAAACTAGCCGATCATTGCACCACGATCACGGACTGGAACGCAGCGGTAACGGATGGTTTGTATATGGCGTATAACGCTTCAAATGCTCCGGACGCGAATACATGGTGGTTTGGTCGTGTGACCTCGCATAACACGAATTACGTAATCCAAGAAATATTCAAATTCACCGCGAGCACTGATGCTTACGCTATTCCAAAAAGAATGCGTGCGAAAACGAACGGAACATGGGGAGCGTGGAAAGACGTTACAGTTTCGAAGGCTGTCCCATCGAACGCCGTATTCACGGATACGAACACCTGGAAAGCAAACAGTTCTACAAGCGAGGGATACGTCGCTTCGGGATCGGGACAAGCCAATAAGGTTTGGAAAACCGATGGAAGCGGAAACCCTGCATGGCGTGATGATGCAAACACAACTTACGCAGCAGCGACGCAATCGGCAGCTGGCCTTATGAGTGCGGCGGATAAGAAAAAGCTCGACTCCATGTGGCCTGTCGGTTCGATCTATCTGAATGTCAATGGTACGAACCCGGGAACGTTCCTGGGCGGTACGTGGGTTCAGTTCGGTCAAGGTCGCTGTTTGGTTGGAGTTGGAACAGGAAATGATGGTGTTAATAGTATGTCTTTTACGTCTTTAAGTACCGGCGGACTTTATAAGCATAACCACGGATATGGAATATATTATGGGGAATATTTTGGATCAATAAACAATATCCATTTACATACAAGCGATGCCGCCGGTGTCGTTTCATGGGCCGCGCCTCAAAGGGAAGGGACTATGACTATGGCACATACAGGGAATCAATCTTCCTCACACAGTACTGTGGATGGTTATGCCACATA